CGCCAGCATCAACCGGCTTCTGCGTCTGCTCCTGTTCCTTTACGGCATAGGCGATATTCTTGACCAGCACGCTTTCTGCCATGTCAAGCGGTAACTCGCACTCCGCATCATAGGCGGCCTGTGCTTCAGGGTATACAGGAATAGCACCCTTAGCTGTAGACCATGAGACATCCAGCCGCGCCGCGATAGTCGAGACAATGCCGCCGCTGCCTGCGATTGCCTTGAGTAGTTGCGCCTTGCGTATCTTGGTCGGATGCTTTGCCATTCGCGTTATTCTCGGAATTACTCTAGATTCTCTCTATGGATAGGTGGGGGAACGCCTGCGACATGCGCTCTAACGCCACGCTACAATATGCCGCAGATATTTCCACGGCTCTACACTTGCGCCCTAAGTTCTGACAGGCGACTAATCCCGTTCCACTTCCACAAAACGGCTCGTATAAATCGCCCGTTGTATTATCTATAAGGCTTATGACAACTTGCGGCGGTTTTATTGAAGCGTGCCAGCCGTCAATCTCAACCATGCTTTCCTTGTCCCAATTCACTAAATAACAGTCGTGCATATATTCAGCGGGGATATTCCATTTCGGCTTTCCAATACTGGAAACAATAATTGCTTCTGATTTTGTAAGCCATCCATGCCAAGTAAAAGTAACGTCATTCTGCTTGTACATCCACAAAGCCCGCTCAAACTTATGCCCCGCGTCCCTTACCGCGTCCAGCCACACAGAAAACAATCGCGGCGATTGAAAATTTATAATCACACCATTCTCTATCGGCATTACAGCAAGGCAACCATCAAACAACTTACGCAAGCCCTCGGGATCATCGTTCTCTATTCCCTCGCGGTTTATCCCGTAAGGGCTATCGGTTACACACGCGCCCGCCTTCTCTCCCTGCATCACCCTCGCCACTACCGCCGCGTCGGTGCAATCGCCGCAAATAAGTTTATGTCCACCGATAGCGAACATATCACCTGTGCGAACTTTCCACTTCTCCAGCAGTTCGGCGGCTCTATCAATCTCCGGCTCTGCGTCATTTGTTGGCGTCTCACTTTTCAGCATCGCATCCAGCGCACTAGCGAACCCGCGCGTGTTCAGGAGCATCTCGGTATCGAAGCCGACCGATGTTAGAACAGATGTGTCAATTCCACTAAGCAGGTCAATATCCCATGCACCGCCTCCAGCATTTGCTACCAGATTCGCCCGCGTCCGCTTATCCGCGTCCCAGCCCGTTACCGCCCGGTATGCGAAGCGCCTGCCCTGGTACTCGAAGTGTCCGAGTAACGCGGTTCCGTCCGGTAGGGCAGGGTCAAAGCGTTCGGTGATGACCGGCTCTGTCTGCATCAGCGCCGCAACGTTGGAACGCTGGTTCCCGCCGATGACCTCATCAGTCTCAAGATCGTGGACGATTCCAGATAGATCGCCAAACTCCTGCATGGTTTCCTTCAGCCGCTTTGCCTGCGACTTCGAAAGCGTCCTGGGGTTATCTTCGAAAGGCTTCATTGGTTTATTCTGTATTCCATGTCCACGTTACCGTGTGTCCGGTATCAGTCCTGGTCATTACGAAATTGTAGGGCGGCACGTCTTCAATGTCGCAGCTAGTCGCAGGCTTCCAGGGATCGTACTGCCTACGCATCATTAGCCAGGGCAGGACGTAGGCGGAGAGGGCGAAGCCGAGCAGGAAGGGGAGTAGTTTTTTCATGGTTTCCTTATCATTCGATATAATTCCAAATAGATGGAGTGATACCCAGAAGGGTAAAACAGCCAACAAGCGGTAAAAAATTAGTCGTATAACTGAACATCACAGCACCGCCTCCGCATGACGAGCAGACGAAATCACATGGATCGCGCCACACGATAATCGTTTCCTCTCCGCAACAATCACATTGCATCCATTCACCACGTCGCATTTCGCCTCATCTTGTTACATATTGCCCGGCTCATGTCAGTCGCGCTTATGTATCTCCAGTCACTCATACGCGCCCATGTCCTTCTCGCCCTCCAGTATCCGCCCCGGTTGGATTGGCCTCATGCGCTGGCTGTCCGGCTCGATCGTCACTCTCACCCATTCCCCTCCAACATAATGCGGTACGGAGTAGGCCACCGGCCAGAAATTTGCCCGGTAGTTTTCCGCCGCCTTGCGTGCGTCCTGGTGCATGTTTTGGATCTTCTCGGTCTCGGTCATTCAGGCTCCAAAATTAGAACAAATGTCATAGTACTAAAGTACTACATACTACTTGATAATCAAGATGTATACTAATATCATCTCAAGAAAGGAGATGGCAAAATGCACACTCACTCACCACAAATCCTCAGCAACGGACTCACACTGTATGTATGCTCATGCGGAGCACGCAAACAGAAGAGCAAGATCATCAATGGCAAAAAAGTCGAAGTCTGGCAGATTGAAAGCAAAGCCGAAGAAGCCGCTCGCAATCATGCAATCGAAATGCTCCAGACCGAAGGCTACGGTTACGGCAAAGATGCGAATGATCCGCTTGACTCTCACGACCCTCGGAATCAGGACTAGGACGGACGCCATGAAAAAATGCGAAGCGTGCGGAACCACGAAAAACATCAACGGCAGTCTTGGCGGGGTGCTCCTGTGTAAGGAGCACTTTGCCGACATCCTGGCCGAAGTCGAAACGATCCGCGCCGAAGGTAAGCAGGTCAACGTGGCAGGAATTGCGCGGCGCATGTTCCGCGAGCAATTCTCGACTGGCGATTACATCCTGCGAGACATCCCCGCCGAACTCTGGGATGCAGCCAAGCACAAGGCGGTTGATGACGGCACATCGCTCCGAGAGCTTATCCTGGATGCCTTGCAAACATACCTGAAAAATTAAATGCGCGATAACATCAACGAACGCAGAGCATATATCAAGAGTCTCCTTGACAACGGGGAGGCTTTTGAAGTAAGGGAAGTAGCCAAGATGTTCAGCAGTTCCTTCCCTGCTGTTATGAACGACATAAGCGTTGTTCAAGGCGGTGGGTCTTATTACCGAAAATTGCCCGGAATGGGAATAGCGTCTGTCGAAAACAACAGGGCTCACAAACTTGGGCTTGATGGAAAAATCACCCGCGATGAATGGGTTGCCGTTTATGAAAGATACGGGAATAAATGCGCTAATTGTCATAAACAAAAACCTTTGACAATGGATCATATTCAGCCGCTTTCAAAAGGTGGTCTGCATTGCATTGAAAATATTCAGCCATTATGTAAATCCTGTAACTCGCAAAAGAAAGATAGGTGGTAGCACGTCTCTTACTCCTCTGTGGCGCTTCGGCGCCACTTTTTGTTTCTCGTCATGCCGCCACCAGCTTTGACAAGTATCCAACCACGTTGTTTTTCGCCGCGTACGCTTGCGCCGCGTCCCATCCGTTGGACCTCAGCACGCGCCGTACCTTATTCATCTCGCGCGCGTGCATAGCCCGGTAATGAGCGCATTTTTCCTTGCTGCGCCCGATCTTTTTCGCGCCGCCTGATTTGGCTTGTGTCATCTCCACATCACTCCTGCCTACCGGACAGGCAGGCCGCTAATCAGAATTGCCACGAACAGCAGCGCCAGGAACACGTACCAGAGCCAGTAATTGTCCTTATGATCTTCGTCTTTCATCTGTCTTTCTTCGCAATCAGCAGTTTCAGGAAATCAAGTATGGCTGTAATGACTGCATATCCATCAGCCCATGTTGATAAATACAGGATTTCAGGTTCCTTCTGGAATTTCAGGTAAACATGTACCTCATACATCGTCCCGTATTCACGGTCATCCGTTTTGAGTTCGATCTTTCGTATGTTCATTCATGCGCCTTTCTCTACCTTATATCCTGCAATAACTGAATTCGGACGTGCTTCCGGTCATGGTAAAACCTCAGCCACGTTGCGCCCATCGGCTTCGGCGGTGATCCCCTCTGCACATGCCAGCCGTTCGCGCCGTCAAGATAATCGTCCTTGTACGTGGCAGTCCTGACGTGATACTGCACGTCCTGACTGATAACGCCTCTTTCACTGATACGCTCACGCTTCAAAGCCAGGAGCCAGCTTTCATGGATATGCCCATTCACGACGATCTGCGCGTCCGGCAAATACACGGCCTGCCTGTTGGACTGGATAACGCCCTTCGTGACAGGCCCTCCGCCACCCGAACCGTGGAAGTATTTCAGGTTGACACTCTCGGATTGTGTCTTTCCGATCTTGAACAGGAAGCGCACCCATCCACCATATTCGCCGGTATTGATCTGCGTCCTGGCTTTTGTGTTTAGCTTTCCAACCAGGCGGTTGATAAGGTCTGTGTCGTTATGGCTTTGTATCGCCGCTTCGTGGTTGCCTCTCGCTATGAGTAAAAAGCGATCTGCGTATTTTTTGTAAAACTCGGATGCGTCCTCCGTGATTACATCCAGATAACCACGCCCGTCCTGCATCATATCCATGTACTCTGGACGCATCTCCGGGTAACTCCTGCGCGGGTCGTACTTGCCTTGCATGGCGTCGAATATGTCGCCAAAGTCAAATATGTGCCCGCCGCGCTCCTTCACCATGTCCAGATGTTCGATTTCCAGTTCCCGGTTGCAGTCCCGGCTATCGTGATGACGGTCAGCAGATAACAAAAACCAGTGTTCCCAATTTTCGCCAACATCATCGAAGCGCACCGTCAGGACGTTCCTGCTATTCTTTTCGATTTTCAAAGTTCTGTCTGCCGTCCATTCCCTACCGGCATGGCCTCCACGGACGGCAAACACAACAGGCAGTACCAGCCGTCTTTGCGCCAGATCAACGTCTTGTGTCTTGCGCCGCATTTGCAGCACTCGTAAACAAGGACATAACCGCTGGAATATACGTACATCAAAGCGGCATCCCTCCTGTGTATCCATTGTCTCTTGCCCATGCGTCAATCGAGAGCGCCCAGGCCAGGGATACGACAACGGTGTCCGGGGTTCCTTCAAACGGTGAAACTAAATCGGCAAATACGGTGTTCCCGTTCCAAAGACATACATAATGCGCCTGAGGCGCACCTTTTGGGGTGATGATGCCCCAGGGGAAACCTTTCTTGTCGAATTCTATGGCATAAACAGGAAATTCCTTCCCCTGCGTGAGTTGTATCCCTACGAGATTCCCGTCTTGAGTCGAATCGGGTGTGCCTCTTACGTTGAGACGAAATGCTTTTAGACGATATGTACCTGGGACGAAGTTGTAAGTCATTTTTATTCCTTCCAGTATTGGCGGTTGAATAAGTTCATGCTGACACTAACTCCAGTTTCACTTGCGCTATCTCTTTTACTTGCTTCTCGAATTTCAGGAAGCCAATTAAGTCATCTTTGCTGATCTCTTTGCGGTCAAGCCAAATCTTTCCATCTTCTGGATTTGTTTTCTCAAAAACCAACAGATGAAAACCTTTGTAACCTTTCATTCCGTTACAGGCTTTATGAATCTTCCTGAATATATTTTTTTGCCAGGGTTTGACATACCCCCGATTCCGTTTCTCCTCGATAATCATCCAATTGCCTGTTTCCTCGTTGAGCCACACATAATCTATATTTGTGACTCTATACCCCAAATAACTATCAAGCGGGTCATCTATTCTCAGAACCGTCTCATTATCTGGAGCCTTGTTTCTCAGCCACAAACCAAACTCGGTTGAGTTGTTGTCTCTACGCTGCGCTGTCACTTCCCAACCTTCCAATTGAGATATTGACATTCTGCTCATCACAGTCAACACCATCAAAAAAGCATTTGTGTTTTAGCGCGGCTTTTCCGGTTGTGCCTGCCCCGCAGAACGGGTCCAAGATAGACTGACCAGGCAGGCATATGCCACTGACAATCGAGTACATGCCACTCTCGGACTGACCCCATTTGTGAAGGTCTTTATCGTTCCCGTCACTCTTGAATACATCACCAAAAATCTTGCCTTTGTAATCGCCGTTGGAGAATACCAACAGCGGTTTCCATGTCGAATTGACGTTCCTCTGTCTCATCGGCGTAGGCTGTCCGGGTGTAAGATATGCCGCCGTCCAGTAGTATTCGATATGCTTGCTCATCATGCAGTAAATCTCATCAAGGTAAGATTGACCGCACATGGCAATTAACAGCCCGCCAGGTTTCAGCCATTCCTTAGCACGCTCTGCCAGTGTTTCATAAAGCGGCAAATATTCTTTTGGATACGGCGGGTCGGTGATAATAAAATCGTATTGTCGCGGCGCTTTCCATGTTGCCATGTCCGCATGGTAAATGTGCCACTTATCGGACGGCTTGACATTCTCAGCACTGCTGGCAACTTCAGCACGTGCTTCCTGCCTTACGTAATTTTTAGCTATACCCCGCAAAGCCGACGCGCTGATTTCCTTGTCGTAGGCGAGGCATTTATCCACCCACTCATTGAATTGTTCTTCCGGCAGCGCCGCCTCCAATTGCCAGCGGGATGATTCGTATTTGTCTATGCCTTCGGGTAACGCAGTCGCATCTTGCGACAGCGTGCGAGCATCGCCGCCGTTATGAGCGACATTCTCCTCCAGCCACCCGCCTGCTTTCCGCTCGGCTTGCAACTGGAATATCTTGGCTTCCTGCGCGGCTTCCTTGAAGCCCTGCGCGTTGGCGAACAGTTGCGCCGCCGCCGCCATGTCCCTAAGCGTGAGCATAGTTGGTATGTCATTGGCGCGGGCTAGTCTCTGCCTGCCTTCGCTTATTTGAACTAATGCGGTATCTTCGATCACATTCAACTTTTCTACTAATTCAATCATTGCAGCCCCACGAACCACAACACCACGAGCGCCAAACAATCCAATAACAGCGCGAAGAAAAATAGCGGGTTCATCACCAGCGCCTCACACAAGGCCCGGATGTAATCGTGTGCATCCTGCATCCATCTTTCAAAGCGGGACAAGTGGCGGTAGTGTCTCATCGGTTCCACCCCACCGCCGCGGCAATAGCAACACCGAGACCATTTACAATATCGAACAGATTTGATTTCTTCTGCATCTCCCGAAAGTTTCCACCCAGGTTATCCATGTCGGCGATCAACTTCTCTATTCGTTTGGAGTTATCCAAACTTCGCTGTATCTGTTCCATGATGCCGCGGAAACGCTCGCTATCCCGGCTGTCACTTTTTTCCAGCACAGAGACGCGGCTCACTAATTCGGTATGCCTTTCCTCATATCGCTTGTAAAAATCGGCCTGGTTTTTTATCATCACATCCATGAGGGTTTTGAGTGTTACCAGAATGTCATGATCGTTTTGTTCCATCGTCAACTCACAAGCCTCCCGATAACCGTTACCGTCTGGTCGGTATACGGTTCCTTCTCCAGTTTTTCCCCCAGCCAGTCATGGAATTTTTTCATGTCATACGGAGTCAAATGCAATTCGTACGATGACCTGACCACGTCTATCGACGCAGACGGCTCGAATACTATTGCGTCCACAAATAGCTTGAGCGGAAAACGAACTATGTCAGTGTATTCCGTGCTCCCATCGAATTCTGTTTTCTTGTTTTTATCCATAGTTCAATTTGGTCAAGCCCCGGCCATCACCTGTATCAGGCATGGAGTGAGTGTTGGCCGGGACGTTGACACTACATATATGCCAGGAGGTCGCGTTATTCCTCCAACCTTCGACGGCGATCAACCCGCCTCCAGCGCGGGCGGCACGACGGCCGCCCCACAATACAAGCCAGTGGAAGCTGCCCACTCGGTTCATGATCCCGCTACGCATCAGTTTATAACCTTCGGTTTCTGTCATGGCATATAGGGTAACACCTGCACTGGCGTGCGGCGCAAGTGTAATTGTCCCGCCGCGCCGCCCCGGAGAATAGATCGAGCCAGCGGCGCAAGCATGGGACGGGGATTATTTGAAGCCGCGTAAGCCAGCCTTAACAAGCCCAGCGCGGACGAAAGGCTCGACGATCTCGATGCCCAGCTTCGCCAGGACGTAGACCACGAAGGCAAGTAAGACCTCTTGCGAGACAGGAAAGTCCGGGAAATATTGCACGATGATCCCGTATGCCAAACCGACCGCAAGGGCAATCAGAGTCAGACTAAGTTTCATTTTCAAATCTCCTTATGTTTACAAACAGGCTTATTATGTTGACAAAAAAAGCGCCGCAAAGACTCGGTTGAGTCTTTGCGGCGTGTCACTTACGTGAGAGGTCGCTTTGCATCATTCAGAGGGCTTGCGCCGTGTGAATGACGATATTCAATTACAAAATATTATACCATCAGTCGAGTAGTTTTGACAGTTGACCGGCGCTTCTTTTCAGAGCGCCAAAGAGTTTATTCAGCCGCGTATCATGCTCGGCTACTTTCTGCTCGATAAAATTCAAGTTCCTGTACCACTCCACCCCCTCTGGAATAACCATAGCCTGATTTTCAGGACGGGCATTTAGCATTACCCTTCGGAAAAAATCACGCCGATATGTCGTGTCGATTTGTCGCAGCCAGTCCTCCTGGCTCTGTGTCAGTTGTGCTTCGCCCATATCGTGCTCCAATGGCGGACTGGCTGGAGCCTGGTCCCGCCCCGCTAATCTAGACGTGGATTGTCACGCAAGGTAACATTTCCAAACGTTGCAAATTCATTACTGAACATTTGTTCGGGTTATGATCTATTCATCTTTTGGAAACGATACAAAATTAGCAACAGTAAAATATACGCAATGATATATCAGGCACTTCAAGCACACATAATAAAGATATATCTCGTCTTGAAGAAACTCCGCGGAAGTAGGATCGCCAAGCGGTGAACCACATTTCTTACAAAAATATTCTTGATGAAACGTTGTTATTTTCACGGCATCCATTTTCTTTCCGTTGTAGGCAGGACACTTTCCTGTATTCCGGGAGTTGGCGGCAGCGGAGTGTACCTGTACTCATACGCGGTCGGGGTTGGCGTGACGGTCACCACCGGAAGGACCGGGACGCGGCAGGCAAGGCTTGCCATTGTCAATATAAACAACAGGATTATCAACATAAATAGAATCTGCGTTCTTGCATAGCGGATCATCAGAAATTCCGTACATACTCAACTAAGCTGAGCAATATATTCATATCTTCTCTCGCGTTTCCTAAAGCGAGATTACATTGTTGTAAAATTCATGGCGATTTTTTGTTTTATTGCAACGCGAACACTTCTTGGTATCCCAATAACTTTGATCGTATTTTATTTTCACTTTTCATTCATCCGATATAGGCGGGTCATTTCTTCGCCTTGTTCTCGCGCTCGGAGCGATAACCGCCGATATCCCATTTCCAGAAAAGATATCCGGCAATCGGCCAGCACACAACAAACGAAAATACAATCAACCAATCTACGACGTGCATGTTATTCTCCTGCCACTAGGTCAAAGTCAAGACCATCAGCCGTCTTTACTGCCACTAGGTCAATATCTTCCACGATCAGGAATAGTTTCAAGGCTTTGCAAACCCTGCCACTAGGTGATGTGTAGGTCGTTTCCTTCACTACCACTAGGCCGTTTGCTGCCTGAAAGTCTGCCAGCGCCCCTGCCACTAGGCCAGCTTTCGACCGCAATTCCACTAATGCCGCATTCTTCCAAATCTTCCTGGAACCTCTCAGGGTAGTGGCAGTTGTGGTTGATGGTGATGAACTCGGTGACTCGCCTAGTGGCATAGTTCCCAAGTTTGCGGACTTTATCGAATCGTCCAATGTAGCCTCCTTCAACTCTGACACGCTTCCCGTCTTGATAGGTTGACCATTTGCCATGATGCACGCCTTTCTGACAATCGAACTCAATCCAGGGTTGTTTCTTGAACTTCTCCTGATTGCCACCAGGTTTACTTAGCGCCGCCGAAATAATATCTTGATCTGTATCGTCAGCCACTAGGCTAGTGGCAGGTAGTGGTATATCGTCAGCCACTAGCCCCCCCTGCCCCACCGCCTCCCCTACCGCCGCCCGTTGTTGCTCACCCCCTGGGCTTGAGGGAAAAGTTCACCGAACAATTGCCTCATGTTCTCCCCGCGAATGTCCAGCTTTTGACTGATCTCTCCCGCAAAGTCTTTATACTCTTTGCCCTTCCACTTTGCGACGGCCTGCTCGCGGGTCATGCCGACCGCGGCAAGAAATGCATCCATGTCATAAAACTGAGTACGTGAACCGCCAACAATATTATCGCCGTCAATATCACGACTCTGACGCGTCTCTTCTTGATTGAGTGTCCTGCCCGCACGAATGGCTGCGGCTGCTTCCGCGGCGCTAATCTTGCCAGCTAGTACCAATTGCTGATAACGCCGGATTTCAGCAACCTGTAATTGTTGCGCGCCGATTTGCTCAATACTCTTAAGGCGGGTACGGTGATCCAACTCGTTTTCCCGTTCCTGCTCGCGGGTCAACCGCTCAGACTGTGCGCTCTCGGATGATAGGGCATAGGCGGAGAGTAAAAACGTATAGGTAGTAATTAAGACAGGAATGGCGATCACGACCCACTTCTGCGCGGCATCGGGAACACTGGCGAAGTCCGTAAGAAAAGTAATGTTGCTTGCAATCACCGTTCCGCCTGCAATTCCGGTTGCCAGGATGCTCAGACCACTGACACCCATTCCTGTTATCATTGTCCATTGCTGCGTACCGTTGTTTTCTTCACGCGTGTGGAATTTCCACTTCATAATCGCAAAAGCCAATTCAGTGACACCAATGAACGCGATAAAATACACCAACGCAAGAATGATGTGGGGAATGTCGGTATTGTAGAATATTACGTTCTGTTCAGGGAGTAGTTTTGGGGATAGTCCCATATAGATGCCGAGCGTGCCTGTGAACATAGCAGAGATGGCAAGGAACAGATACACGTACCAATATTCCTCCATCTCCTTCTTCCAGTTCAAGCCTTCGACCTTGCTTGCGGCTTTCTTTTTTTCTTTGAGTTTCTTTACAAGGGTGGGGCGAGCCATGCGCTCCGTGATCTGCTTGTCCAGTTCGTCGAGTGCTCCCATGTCAAAGAACTCGTTCCTATTTTTATCAGCCATGTCAATTATCCTTTCTGTAATCGCATTCCAATTTCAGCGCAGGCCAATGTCCACGCCGCCAATGCTATGAACATCCAAATTCTAGGGAGATAGTTATAAATCAAAATCCCACCTGAAATAATGCCAAACCAGGTCATTACAACAACAACTAAATCGCACTTTGTCATGATCTCACTTTCCTTTCTTATCGTCTCTGTTCGCCGCGCGCCGCGGAGAGTACTTCGTCAACGGGTACGTGGTATCTTTTCGAGATTTCGGCGGGCGTCATACGATATACTCCCAGCCACCCACTTCTTACCGTCTTTCTTTTATCGGCTTTCAGCCACGATGCAACCCAAGTTGCCTCAGACCTTTTGAGGGGCGTATAAGCGGTGATTTGTTCATCTGTCATAATCATAGTACACCTTTCAATGTATGTATGTGTGTGATTTTACTCCCCCTCATTCCAGATGTCAATCCCTGCTACTTCATCCCCGCATGGGCGCTATCGCCGTCAGCGTCTGCCCGCATTTGGGGCAGGTGAGGCACACGACATCTCCTGGCTTTTGCCACACCGCATACTCTATCCCGCATCTGCAAACGATCACGACAAGGACCTTCTCTGCGATGATGGTAGGAGTGGTCAATGTCAATCCCTGCCTGACTGCTTCATCAGCCCACCGCAGCGGGGGCAGGCTTTTCGCGGACTTTCCCCCGGCTTGACCCAGATAGCGACCTGCTGTTTGCATCCGGCGCAGACGATAATGACCCGGATGAGTCCCATCTGCTCGGCTATGGTTGTGACGGTGGGGGTGGTCATATCAATCCCCGCCCGGATGCTCAGACAAGTATTTCTCCGCGTATTTTTCGGCTTGAGCGTAAGCATCCTCTCCGGTTTGGCGCTTTTTGGATACGGCAATTCTATTGCCTTTCGCGTCCACGATGTAGGTGACACATCTCCCGTTCTTATCTGGACGTTCGTGAACCAGATTCCATTTCAAATCACTTAGTACGCTCATCTTGTATGGCTCCTGATATAGCCATCCAGCTTGCTCATACTGACATACCCCACAATGGAAGTATCAAGTCTTATCCTCAACCATTTTTCTTGAGCATGCTTCGCAAATGTCCCGATCCTGCTTATCCTTATATGCGTTCTTAGAGTCAATTTGTTTTCCACATTTATAGCAAGTAAGTATCATCAAGCCAGGGCGGTTATATCTTTTGGATGTTGTGTATCCTGTTGGTGTTTTCATGGATTATTCCTTTTCTGCGATGGTGGGAGTACTCATCTTGTATGGCTCCTGATATAGCCATCCAGTTTGTCAATGCTTACATATTCCACAGTGGACGTATCGAGTTTCACATTATCAATGATAACCTGCAACTTCTCACTGTTGCCATTGTATCTATTAACAACAACACTATATCCATTGATTGTGTCAACCTGCAATGTTTCGATTTGGGATAATCACGACGATAAGCGTCATTTGACGGACGGCTGCCGCCCGGCAGATCGCTTGTATCAAAATCGCCAACTCCACGAGTAGGTCCTGACATTTCATTTTCCTTTCTTAAATTGACTTACACAATAAGCCGCCCAAACAACAGCGGCAGCGGCAAAAGAACATGCAGCGAGAATAATGGGCATTATTCGTCCTCCTCATCAAACCTGATACCAACCGTTACGCCTTCCACGCTGGGCAACTTTTGCACACCTACCACAAGCGGGATGAGTTCAGGCTTCGCCAGCAGCAGCGCCGTGAAGTTCAGGCGGTCGGTACAGTTGATGCACTCGGCGTCATTGAACATATTCAGCTTGATCTCGGACGGGTTCAGGCCGCCTTTGTCCAGGGCGGTCTCACGTTCGCAAAGCCAGCATTTCATTTCTCACACTCCCGCTCTTCGCGGTCATCAACCATCGCGCCCAGCCCAGCCGCAAGCAGCAGGAACCAGACGAACAGGATACCTAAAACAATCGCGGCAATGTAAATCATTTTGTCATAGTCCTTTCTTTTTTTAGTTTACGAGCAGGCACTCTGCCTGTCAGTTTCTGCGCGAACTCCTTGCACTTTGCAAACCGTACCGCGCCCCATTCCGGCGAACTCAGAAACAGCCGGATAATCTGCTGCTGTTCGGCATTGCATGTTTTCAGCGTGGCTTCCGCAGCCAGGTTCCACAAGCCGATGAGCAGGTCTGTGGTTCGGCGCGTATCATTCGCAGGGGTGGTCACCACGCCTCCTCAAAATGGTCTGTACCTGGGATTAGTGTCATTGCCTGCCCTAATGCAAGGTACTCGTCAATATGTTCCATCACTATTTCGCGCGGCGCAAGTTTCAGGCTTTCGTAATAATCGAATGTCGGTTGCAATTCACCCTCGACTACCGCGTAGTAAGCTGCGACATAGGGTCTGAACCATTCTGAATGAGGAAACATATATGGCTGTTCCATCACGACCTTGCTTTGTATCGACAAATGGCAACGCTGGCAAAGTGCCGGGATATTCCACCAAGCGCAGTTTTCAGGGTTGATGTCCAGATGATGTACCGTCAGAGTGTACCCATTCTCAGGATCATGCAGCTTTCCGCAACGCACACAACGCCAATTCGCGGCGTCTTTTACCGCCTTCGCTATCTCAGGCCAGTTATCGGGATAGTTGCTGCCCACAGGACTTTTACGTTTCATTTGACCTCCCGCTCGATCTCCTTGAACGTCGGACGGTTCGGATGCTTGGCGTTCAGGCGCTTGTATTCCTGCTCGATTAGCGCATCCTGCTCGATCTTGCGATCAAGCTGGCGCGCCGTCTCGCGGCACTTGTCGCACAGATGCGTCTTACTGATGCCGATCACATAACCCCCACAATAATCATGGTTTGCACATTCATACATTGCGGGCATATCACACCTCCCTCCCGTCAATTCGGCTCCACTCATAGGCGCGCTGTACCGCCGTACCATGCGTCTGCATGTGGTCGCGCTGGTCAGGCAACAAAGACGCAAAGCAGAATAGTTCTGCAAGCAGCGCCTTAGCACCCGTCTCTGGCAGACCTTTTTCCTCTGTCAGCATATACAGATAATAGATACACCTGTTCTGGTTATCTCTGGTCTGCTTCGAGAGCCAGCCGTCGAAGAGCGCGGCGCGTTCCTGATCCTCTTTGTCTGTGCGGAGCATCTTGTAATATCGTGGTCTGTTAGTCATGTCAATCCTTTCTATTCATGGTATGGATCATACTCGGCCCAAAACGGACTATTGCCGCGCCGTATCAGGTGGAGTTTGAATTTCGATTCTTCCAGCTCCCGGCCCTTACTGCACCATAGCGTCGCCATCTTCGCCTTTTGTTCGGGAGTTAGACCGGATACATTGGTATCCTTTTCGTAGAGTTTGGTAAGAAACAATTGCACATCGGCGTCGTGGATCGCCTGCCCGCTGCCCCGCTGGTCGCTCTGTTTCGGCTCCTCCCCCTCCATGCCGACCTTTGTAACAGAGTGCAAGACAACGCCGCATATATTCATGTCATGCACAATGCGCTTCATGTTCGCGCTGATGATCTTCGTCTGTTCAGTTTCATCCTTGCCGCTGTCCATCATTAGCAGGGCGTAGTCCAGAATAAACCATCTGATACCATGCTCGCGTTTCAGCCATGCCAGGGTAGCGCGCAGGCGGGAGGTGTCATAACTTGAGTCATCTATCCAGATTGGTGTCTTTTCATGTTCCCCCAGCGCGCGTACCAGCACAGGCCAATCTCCATCCGCCATAAAGCCTGATTTCATAGCCCGCGTGGATACGCCTGTTACACCAGACAGGACACGCCGCCCGATTGCGTTCCGGTGCATCTCAAGCGAGATGACCGCGCCCGGCTCCTGTTTGCCGAGTTCGATTGCCCAGCTAAGTTCAAGCCATGTCTTGCCAATCCCAGGCCCACCCACAAGATAGGTAAGTTCACCAAGTTGCAGGCCGCCCGTCTTTTTATCAAACTTCGGAAGTCCGGTCGCCAGCCCCCAAACTTCCTTAGGATCTTTGGCGCGGACTTCGATGTCATCAATAACTCGACTCAACAAGTCGCCAAGTTGTACAAAGTTCGCGCTGTTGTTGAGAATCTCCAAGCCGGATGTCTCAGCCATCGCGTCTGATACACATAACTCAATCGGCTTCGATTCATCGTAGGCGAGTGTGGCAATCTTGTTTGCGGCCTGGATCATGGCCCGCCGCGCCGCCGTACCTGTCACGATCCGCCCATAGCTTTCGGCGTTGAGGGATGACGGAACATTGCTAACCAGTTTGGTAAGATAGGCGGGCCCGCCAGCCTCCGCCAACTTCCCATGCCGTTCCAATTCGTCAGCAACCATAACAAGGTCAATGGAGGAGCGCCGCCCGTCCAGCGCAAGGAAGGCATCCCAAATCCATTTATGTCTTTCGATGTAGAAATGATGGGAGCGCAGGAAAGGCGCAAGATCATAAAGCGCGTTATGATCTATCATGACGCAGCCGAGCGCGGCTTCTTCCGCTTCGCGTGAGTGGGGGATAGTAAGCGTCATGTCAGCGTCACATATTCAGAAACTTTCACTGCATATTCAGCGAATGCGGCAGGCCAGTTGACCATAAGCAAATCAGGCATTTCCGCAATCTTGAAAAACTTCGGAGCATTGAATGGGTTATTTCTGCACCACTCCGCGAACAGTTCCACTGACTGCCCCTCCGCATCCTTTTTGAGAAGGAAGCGAATCATGTCATCGTAGCGGCTTCTCCCTGAAACTTCTATCCCAAGCGACAGCTTGACCCGCGCCTCCATGTTTATCTTTGCATTTTCCTTGAGTGCTCCTATTTCAAGCGAGAGCAATATTTCCTCGCGGATTTTGGCAATATCCCGGCCCTGTTTTTTGCCATCCATATACCGCTTGAATGATTCAGTTAGGTCGATCTCCAATTGGAGATTATCCAAATTATGTTTACTCAATATTCCTCTTACTATCATTCCGATCTGCCTTGAGTCGGTTGTCTGAGTCATTGTTGCCTCCGGTTAGGGTTTAAGTTGTATTTAAAAATTGACGCGTTAATTCCCTGCGGCATGGCCTCCCTTCCTTTTTCAAGGACAAATCGAACGGTTAGTTCAAAAGGGTTGTCCGTTTCACTTTTCATCTCTACCCGATTAGGGTTTCATCAATGTCCTGCCTGTTCTCGGCTTTGACACAGGATAGGGCTTTCGCCCAACTCAGGAAACGGCGCGTCGTGGTCTTCAAACCTGTAACAGTTTGCTCCGAAATACACCTCAGGGCTTTGCGTTGAATACGCTTTGGCTTACTGTTTGTTTTGTTGTATGTGGATGCTCATATCGGAGCGTCTTAGAGCATCGTTGAAGGAACTATCTATAGTCAATATGCTTTGTGTTCTTCTTATTTACACCAGGGTAAGGCGGGGAAGTGAAAACTAAGTCAATGCTCTCCGTGGCCAGGCCTGGCAACATTTTCAGGCAATCACCCTCTAGCAGGATGGTACTCATCCCTACTCCTTGCCCAGCGCGGCGGCGAGTGCGTCATAGCGCGAATGGTTCATGTTGTCGTCATGCTCCATGTATTTCCGCGCCGCCTTCTCGATGGCTTGCAGGCGGGCGAGTTCCTGTTCAGCGTCGCTTGCCCATTGCCTCAAAATCTCATCGTCTTTACAAATCCTAATAAGTTCATCCAATGCGCTCATTCCGTTTGTCCTTTCAGCGCCGCCTGTCTGGGCAGACAGGCGGCGAGTATCTCGCACACGCGGCTTAGCGCAAATCGGATGGCGGAGGCGCTTACAGCGTCAAGAGACATTCCGCCTGCTGTCAGGAGTTCATGCGCCCGTTCAAAGTCCGGTTCTGGAAAGATGCCAAGCGGGTATGCTTTGTCTTTCCAGTCGGTGATCTTCTCGACCGCTTCGTTTACATGTTCTTCAATTGCTTGCAGGCGGGCGAGTTCGGCGGGTGCTGCTCGCGCAACCTCAGCCGGAACGCTGTAAATAAATGTGTCACCAACGCTTGCCCCGGAACGGGGGTTCACCATTTCATCCAATGCGGTCATATCAAAATCCTTTCGAGAGTAGCAGAGACTCGCCCTGCTCATATAGCTTCCGTAAGCTATCTAGCTTGTTCCACGCGGCCAGCCATGCGCCACGATCTTGCCATAGGTTAGAGGCGTGGAACGCTTCGCTGGCTGCGCATTCAGCCGCCTCAGCCGCCTGTAACTCATTCAAGCCGATCTGTAAAAGACTTTCGCTTTTGATGGTTGTTTTCATTGTTCGCTCCTGTCTGCCCGTCACGTCTAGCGTCCGTGACTCGTCGCCTGTCCCAGGGTAGGGTGCGCTATCAGGTGGGCAGACAGCAGAGAACAATCCTTATCCACTTAACCCACTTTTGCGCCTCTTGTCTTTTTTGAACTCCGTAAACAACTTCCAATGCTTGCACTTGCTACACTGCTTTATCATGTCCTTCTTTCTGTTTCTTCCTCCCAGCGCGGCGAGCCAAGATGCCGCGCTGGGGGGAGGCAGGGGTTATTTAGGTGGCAGTAACCGCGTCACCTTGCGGCGGGTCTTGCCGTCCTTCTGTATCTCGGTGTACTCAGCCGTCCAGCCGTTGATGCTTGGAGGGCTGGCGGGGTCAGTGACGTTGATCCTGCAAGCCTCAAGCACCTCAGGCCATACGCTAATGCCCCACTGGTTGAACTGCCCGCCCATGACCTTGTAGAAGTATTTACCATCTTCCATCTTGACGGATAGCCTTTCAGCCACGAACGATTTGACGGGCGGCAGTTCGCTGCCACTGTCATCAACGTTTGTATATTGCGGCTCATTAGGATCGGGGGGTTGGGGTGTTTGCGGGGCTTCGGCTGGCTTCGCGGCGGCATAGCCGTCAAAGTTCCAGCCCTTGTCTTTCATGTAGTGCAGGAAGCGCCCTACGTCCTCCATCACAGTTCCCCAATCGCGGGCGGTTGCGCCGCGGAACGTGAACTGGACGCGGCCCATCATCGGATGATTGAGAAACATATTGGTTGAGAATCCCGCTTCGGCGGGCTGGGCAATTTCCTGCAAGGGTGTAATTGCTTGATCTAACATTGTTACTCCTTTTCTGTTTGTTTACTCGCACCGCCACGCGGCGCGGAGTTTGCTTTTGTAATTAGTTTGGATATTTTGTTTATGCAATATGTACATGTACCGCTTCCCAGCATAGGATCGCCACAAACCCGACATTCCGAACAATCGTCAGGCAGGTATCCGCCCATGCCCGAATAACTGTTTTGGAAACGCTCTGCGTACACAAGATACGACCGTTCTGCTTTGGACAATGCAGACCACCATTGTTTTGTGCGCTTCACATCACACCTCCCGATCCGTACCCGCTGTCCAGCGCCTGCGCTTCCCAGGTGTCTGAGGAGGCCTCAGCGGGGGGCAATTGCGGCGCTCGGCTTGCGGCGCGCTCGGCTCGCTCCCGACTCAATGTGCGGGATAGGTGCGCCCATTCGCTCAGGTTCTCGTCGCAGTCATCCGCTTCGAATGCGGCATGTGCGTAGAGTTCCTCAAAGATCAAATCGACATACTCGTTGTCGGTCATTTCATTCCCCTTTCCATAAATGTAGCCAACGAGAATTTCGGCTCAGCGGCTTCCTTTGCTTCCCTTTCCTGCTTCTCTGCGTCTGTTTCAGGTTCACACGCGAAGCAGCGATAACGGAATAAGCGCGGGTCAGGCGTGCCGATTGTCGGGTCGCCGTCATAAACTCTCAGCAACATGCGGTGATGGATTTTGCAAAATCCGCCAATCCCGAAGTCCGCAGCGGTCGGCTTATAGAAGCGCCCGCCCTGGCGATGTAAGGCACGTTTGTTCGAATAGCGTTCGCTCATGATCGCACCGCTTTCAGCAGGCGCGCCCAGTCGTCAGGGTTCTCGGCTACGGTTGCAGGTGTCAGGTTCAATGCAGTCCCGACACGCTCCAGAAACTCATCAAGTTGCGGCTTCATATCAGCAGCATAAATTTCTGCCTTGATCTGCTCGCGTTCCATCTCGATGCGGGCGAGTGTCGCCTGATGGACGACTACTCCTTTTGTCTGTCTCGCCTTTGTGTACACGGTGATCCAGCCTTTGATCTTCGCGATCTGCTCGTCCAGGATTTCAAGCTGCTCCTGCAACGTGGCGGCGCGGACGGCTACCTGCGCCTGGGAGATACGTTTGATTGTTTCTGCTTTTAGTGGGTTGTACATTCTTGACCTTTCCGCCCTACCCCATTTTCTACCGTTGTGGTATTATGGGGAAGAGCTGCTTAACCGGAGAAGTTGAGATGCTCAGTTGCCTGCCCGTCATTCACGTGACGGGCTTTTTCTTATTCTATCACTAGACTTGTAACTCATCAAAAGGGTACACTTCCCCTTCGGCCTCCTTATCTGATGGATAGTATTTTTTCATCCACGCCCTGATCGTCTCGTAACTCACGCCGATAATATCTCCAGTCTGTCTCAGTGACTTGCCATTTTGCAACAGCTTTCTAGCCCGCTTTGCATATTCGCGGCGGGTCTGCTCGACTTCGATTTCCAGCGCACGGCGGGACGGGGGAGTGATGTAATTCTTTTTCATGCCCCAAGCATAACCGATAAACTCTGCCGTGTCAAGCCTTATGACGATATTCCTCCATTACAAGTTTGTAACATTCTGGCAATAATTGGCATGTCATAAGGCTTGACAAATTCATATTCCTGCTTTATAATCCAGGCATAGAAAAGGAAAACGAACATGAATACACACGCAGATGGAAAATTACATGAAGGGGATACACTGATTACTTGTGCTGCTATTGTTGGACACGATGACAGCAAGTTATCATGGGCAATGTCCAGCGCGGTGTGGTGCGGGAGACCTGCTACCCTTGCCACAGTTTGTGATCCATCAAAGAATCCATCATGGTGCAATGTTGGACACTGGTATTGCGCTGAACATGCCCCGAAGGGTGCTAAGCCTATTGTATGGGATGTGCCGGCATGAACACACAAATGAAATACAGCATTGGTAATCAGGTAACAAATAAACTCACATTTATTTATAACGGGAAACAATGCGCTATCATAAACCGATTTCGCACACGCCGCGCGGGTACTACGTGGGGTTATCACAATATATTATGCCTGCGGTATGCCGATGGCACATCCGAAACGGTTCCTGCCGGAAAATTTCACGCATCAGCTAAGACCGCCCAGGAGCCAGCATGACCCGCCTCACCTTCGACCCCCCCTCAGAACCCCCGGACGGCGATCCTGTCTGCCGCATCTGCGATCACGAGATGGAACTGACGCTCGTGGGCTGGGAGTGTACATATGATCATGACGCGCTGGATGAGGAGCCGGAAAAACATCCCCATGCGGGATGTTATACGGAATAACTCCGTAGATACCATAGTTGGGCGGACTTGTTCCGCAGAAAGGTGTCTTATGGTTCATCTAATTTCAAACGGTGGTGATGGGTCAATGGCGTTGTGCGGTGCAAAGTTTATATCCCAAACAACCTACGTTATCGCCGAATGTACGTGCCTGGATTGTAAAGCCGCCCAACAAATGCGTGCAGCGGATTTGCCGGTATGCACCTGCTCCACGCGACCGACTCCAACGACGTTGAGTATTGATCCTAATTGTCCCGTTCACGGCTCGGCAAACCGCTAACGCAAGCCGTTAGCCCGCTACGGGCAAAAGAAAGGAATTTGAAATGTTGAATTATGAATCAACTGGTAATGAATTGGCAGATAGAATCCTTGCGCTAATTCCGTCACATCCTGAAATTTTGGAAATGGATGATGCGTGGGGCTTATTCGAAGTTGATGGCTTCAACTGCGATGATCTTGCGCCGTCTTTGGCTCAGGCACAATGGGCGCTCTGTAATGCACGGGGGCGGGCTAACAAACGCTTGCAGCGGACGGCTGAACGGTCTGCCGAGGCTGTGAAGCGTGGCGAAATGGAAGCGATTATCAAGCGGGAGCATGAGGCGTAATACGCCGCCGCTAAAGCGAGCCGTTGGGCGGACGCTCCGCCGAAAGGAAGTTATGAATTTAGATAACCTTTTTGTCATTGAATTGATTTTCGTAAAAGAGGATGGCAACTCATGGAAGTATGGTTTTACAACAGCCGAGCAGGTTATAGGTTTTCTGCAAGGTGAAATAGCCGCCTAACAAAGGTTTGCAGTCTGACGGGGCTACGGGTTGGCGCAAAATGGACGATGGCAGCATGGGTGATTTTGATTGGAGTAATGTCACCCAGGAACCGCCCCGCAGCTAAAACCAGCCGTTAGACGCCCAGAAAGCGTAAAAACTCACCCTTGACAATCTATAGATTAGTAGTAAAATAAATCTATAGATTACAAAAAGGAGATCGAAATGAACGACAAGAAACAATATCAACTGCGAGAATACAACGGCGGCTTAGTTTTTGAAATGGAAGATAGTTCTTCCACAGTCGCCACCGAAGAATTGATGGGTGGTTATCGCCTGACATACTTCGGTCAAGACGAAACAGGAGAGATCGGTCACGATACCTTCAAAACACTGGAAGAATTTGAAAAGGCTATGAAGGAAATTGCGCCGATCAATCACTGGAAAGCAAACAGATAATGGCGTTGTCCCTCAGAAACCTAAATAATGCCTAAGTCCATCTACTTCACAGATGATCGTTATGAGCAAATCGTCGCCGCTGCCCGTGCCTGTGGCTTCCGAGTCCAGCGCGGGCGCGGCTCGCAGCTTTCACAATATGTCGTGTGGGCGTCTAACAAAGCGTGCAGCGGACTAATTGACGAGCACGCCGAAAAGCCCGCAAAGGTTACGAAATCCAAAAAGGCTCTGCCAGCGGTCAGCCGCTAAAGCGAGCCGTTGGGCGGACTCGCCCAGGAAGAAGGAAACATGGAAAAGTGTAAAGTTTGTTTTCGAGAAATATATCTAAGCGGTTCTGAATGGCGGCATGTTGATGTTGTTAGCGATCATTGGCATCCCGCAGTCCAAGAAGCCGCCCAACAAAGCGTGCAGCCGACTATTGAAAGCATTGGCAAAATGCCCGCAGTCGTGATCTCCAGCAAAGGTAAACAGCCTGTAAAGGGCGGCTAACGCAAGCCGTTGGGCGGACTCGCCCACAGAAAGGTAATTATGCAAAACGATGATCCTACAATTGGAGTAACAACCCTAAAGACGGTTGAGATTGATAACGTACATTATGCCGAAATTAGGAGTAATGGCACAGTTAGTATTATCAGACACATGAGTCCTGTAATTGGCGTTGCAGATTTTCATTGTATAAATCTGTCAATCTCTGCCATTCAAATAATCATGGAAGCCGCCCAACAAAGCGTGCAGCGGACGGCTGATGACGTGCGCGAAAATGTTGGTATTTCCGAAAAAGGTGAACTGCATTCGGTAATGCGTGGCACAATCCGCCGCCGCTAACGCAAAAGTTAGGCTGCCTCGTGCACAAAAAAGTACTCCATGAAAACAAGTAAAACCATTATCAAAGAACTTCGGCAAGAGTTGCACTATCATCAAATGATGGTTCGCGTTGATCTTCGTGCCGTCCGTGCTGGCGTTGCCAAGTGTAAAGAGATTGCCGCAAAAATGAGAAAGGAAAAAAATGCCAAAAAGTAAACCTGTGCAGAAGTATAAAGAACTCACAGAAGATGAACTTGAAATGATACATTGGCGCGCAACTCGCGGGTGTCATTTCGATGGTGGTTTCCTCTACGCATCCGAGTATGGCAAAGAGGTTATCCAAAACGATGTCCCTTTTCTAATCGCCGAAATCCGAAGGCTTAGGGGCATCCTAACACAGCTTGATCCAATGTATGAATTTCAAGGCGGTTTGTACTGTTTCTTTTGTAAAGAATACGAAAAAGACAAAGAAGGTGAAGTTATCCACAGTAAAGATTGTTTATGGTTGTCCGCCCAACACAGCGTGCACCCGACTGGTGGTGGGCACGCCTGCCCGGATTGTGGTTTCCCAAGCGGGAAGAATGTAACCCATGCTTGTGTTCCTATCCCCACCACCAGCGGGTAACGCCAGCCGTTGGGCGGACTGCCCAGGAGAAAGGCAATATTATGAAATTACTAATTGATTGTTATATCGAAAAATATGGCACAAAAGAACAAGCTGTCAATAAAGCGAAATGGATTGAAGATTTACGCATATTTGGTGATGATTGGTATGCCCACCACCAACAGCGTGCACTGGACAGGCTTTGCCGTGAGTGCGGAATAGTGTTGCGCGAAAGCGATGTTGAATCTGGCGAATGTGTTGAGCATCAATACGCCCGCCAGTAACGCCAGCCGTTAGCCCGCTTCGCGGTACAAGGAGTTGTATGTCTCTAATTTCTATGTTGCTCGGAAAGGATTTGCGTAAAAAGCCTAATATGTATTGCTTTGGTTGTGGTCGTGGTCGTGCGTGGTGTTTGAATTACCCACGCAACAAGAAACCTTGTATATACTGCAAATCAAAGAATACAAAGGCAATTGCGAAAAATAGTTCGCCATACATGGGAGTGTCGTAGACATGAAAATTTGTTTGAGTTGTGGTTGTCTTATTATAATGAGTCATAGAAACGATGCCGATTGCTTGAAGGCGTTAAGTATCGAGATATCCCGCCTGCAAATAAGGTTGCAGGAGTTAGAGGCAGCCCAACAAGGCATGCAGGCGATCCGCGCACTTGAACAACGCCCAACTACGGGTGTTGAAGAAATTGGCCCCCCGTCATCAAAAAACACGCATTCGGTAAGCTACGACAAGTTAATATAGTAGTTCACGCCAGCCGTTAGGACAGCCTAAATCTGAATTTAGCCTACTTGACACTTATTTCGCATAAGTGTACAATTGGAGAGGCGGCGATCCTCTCCCTTCAGCCCGTCTTTTCCCCCTACTACACAACCAGAGCCAAGCCGCCCCTGCCCGCGCAGGCAGGCGACAGGAAGCGCGTTTCCGTTCCCGTAATCAGACCTGAGTTAGAGCCAAGCAGGTCTGATTGCTTTGTGGGGAAGTGCTTTACACCAGGAACCCAAATACATCAATCGTCGCTGTACCCGCAGCCGTCGCGCCGGTGGATACTGTGATCTGGAATGTAGACGCCGCAGCCGCCTCCGTGTAACTTGTGTTATCAGTAGCATACAAAACTCGATAGGTTGTGTTAGCGGTGGTCATCCCCGATAAATCCACGCTTTGCCGCCAGCCTGTAAAATCATAATCTGTCCCGCCCGCCAAACTTGCGGAGTTATCCCGAATCACAACCACCATAATATAGGCTGTCTTTCCAGCAGGGACGGTATAAAGGGTTGTAGCCCCCGCCGTTTTCATGTCAACGCCGGTGGTAGTGGACAATTTCTGAAGCGTATATTTCAAGACAGTGGAAACCGCAGCGACATAATTCCCGGAAATAGGAATGAACTCCGCTCCTGTCAGCGTTGTCTTTTCGCCTGCTGACGCGCCTGTGCCTGTATCATCATCTATGTATCTTCTGCCTGCCATAATAATCTCCTACTAGGGGGATTGCATCCAATTAATCCTGTCGCCGTTATCCCAAACTATATAATCACCGTTATCCCAAATTAAATCCAGACCCAGTTCTGCCACCTCAGCCGGTCTATTGTTAGACCAGCCCCCGGCCACGATGCGCGAGACCGGATCGAAGGTTAGCGGCGCGGAAAGATTCGTTATCATCTCGCCTATGGCGTGGAAGCCGATGCCGTCAAATCCTATCATTTTAGCCACGCCTCTATCTGCACATCATTGATAATCGTGTTCGCGTTCGCGCCCAGGTGGTTATCGAATTGAAAGCTAACCGCCTGCGTAGTCGTAACATTGAACAGGAACGGGCCAAGAAAGATTGTGTCTGACAGGATGCCCATCGCGGTTGTGTATCCCTTGCGGGTTCCCTGCCCGTATTGGTTGCACTCGACATGAACGTAACCGTTGAAAGCCGACGCCGCGTCGAATGTGACCTGCATGGAGATACTCGCCCAGCATGGATAATTTATTGTGATTACGTCGCTTGCCAGCGTTGCCAGACCGTGTTCGTCTGTCCACTCGGTAGAAACATCCAGCAACGCATTATCCACCGTGTCATTGACCACCAATGTCGATCCGTAATAAGCCGCAAAGACCGGCAAGTCCTTGCGAGTAGGGCAGATATAGACTTCGGATAATCCTGTCAGGGTGATCTTTGCGCCCGCCGCTGTGCTACTTTCAACTGTTGTTCGCGCGAGTGTCTTTGTGCTGGTGGTATACGTCCCAACCCCGATCTCCGAATGCGTCGGGCGGTTCGTGGTCGTTGAATAGGTGATGATCCCATAGCGCACTACTTCCCCGGTCACTACGCCCGCCAAATCCCAAGTATTGCAGCCGGGAACAGCGCCGGTAAGGACACAATCGGATGTACCTGGGGTGGTTGAGTATTCGCGTGCTAGATTTCTATATGGCATAAGTTCTCCATGAGCTTTCTAAACGGGTGGGTTATTAACTCCGCGTAAGTCTTACTACTGTAGCAACCATGTGGGCACCAGACGTTCCAGCCGTGCCATAGGTAAAAGTGAGGGTATAACCGGATGCTAAATACCATGCAAAGGTGGTTGTAATCGTCTGGTTTTGCTGCGTTCCGTCTGCGGTATTCTTGTTATAGTAGTTCGTGACATAATAATGCGTCGTGCCGTTGTAAATGTCTACTGCTGTATCCTGATCTGTTGCCGCTGTTGGCATTTTGAAGGAACAGTGAAACGTTATCATGTAAAGCCCAGCCGCGGAGATTGAAATCACATTATCCCCAATGCATGACAGGGCAGTGCCAAGAGATGCGACTGTGGTGAACGCCGGGGGGCGCGCAGCAGATGAATCGTCCAATACAATGTAATCAGAAACACTGCCAGATAATGCCCCGCCCACTCCGCCGGTATTGGTAAACCCATATTGCAACACGCCGTTTTCGTCCATGACGACGAACGGGTAGGTATTGCCATCCGAGAGGGTGAAGCCGAGCGACGAGAAACTCACGCCGGGAGGCGGTATCAGCGTCCCGTACTCTGTTTGTGTCCAGCCCTCTACTCCCATATAGATGACATTGCCCACCCAGCCGACCTGCTGGGACAAATCCGAGAGTTGGTTCACCTGGACTATTGCCGCTTCCAATTCCGCTACTCTCTGTTCCAAACTCTTGATGCGGTTTAGCCCGTTTCCTGTGTAACTGACCAAATCAGATGGTGAGATGGCGCAGACGCCTGTATCCGTGGAAGAACCGCCGCCTCCGCCGCCCTCATTCACAATTGCCATTAGATGATCTCCAAATTGAGCGGCGCGTTATTTGTCAGGTCGTTGTAATCCAATGACAATATCCGCGCACTCGCCGCGAAGCCGAAGCCCCCGCCGGGCTTGAAACCAACTGCATTATCTCTCACGGTGACTGTGTTCCCCGCCGCTAGGCTGTCAAATGTCTTACCAATATCCAGCGCCACGCGGTGAAGTTTTATTCGTGGCGGCGAGTTATCCGCCATTGTTTGCGCGGCGTTGGCAAGGGATGTCTGGTCTGTGATGCCGGAAAAAACGATATTGGTTGCCAGTACCCCGTACTTATCCACTGACGCCTGATTAATCCCCTTCGCGAAATATCTACTTTCCTTCGTGCTTGCCTGGGAATATCCGTAAATGACGTTATAAGGCGTTCCCTGCTCGGTCAGGAGAGGCCCGCTGCCTTCAACATTGTCTCTCGTCAATTCCAGCCGGGTGACCGCGCCCTTGCTCCTGTACAGGTTGGCGTATAGTTGCAGATTACCGCGCCCGTCGATCTGCCCGGTCACGTCCCAATCCATGCCCGAATTCGCGCATAGTTTCTTGATGTGGTCATAGGCGGAGGTGGCGAGACTATCCCCGAACGTTTCGGGAATGTCCTCAATAACTCCCGGCTGAATGACAATATCATTAGTGATCATGTGCGCCATGTCCAACATCTGCTTAAACATCGATGCGGGCGTGCCGCTTATCTTGGTCAGGGGCATGGGGCGAAAGGTAAGGATTGCCTCCGCGCTGTATGCTGTTGCGTTCAAAATCTTATCCGGCCAATTCCGGTCAGGCAGGATGATACCGACCCAGTCCGGTAATTTCCCGTTTGCCGTTCCCGCCGCGTCTTTTGAGGGGATATGTTCCACGAACACAAGATTACCGTATTGCATGACCGTTTCTTCTTTCGGCGTGAACTTGTCCTTGAGATATTGCAAGCCGACCGAGAATTCCGCTTTGCCGAAGCCGTTCAGGAGCCACGATCTGGGCGTGGTGGGTGATTCTAGGTAGGCGAGGGGCTTGCAGAAGTGGTCAAAAACACGCAGATTACTAGGCATTATGTTATAATTACCCCCATCAATGAACCCCCGCGATGCTTGAACATCCGGGGGAATGACCAAGCACAGGAGGCTTGATATGAATAGTATACCGCACAAATATATTGATAGATTCTGGGGGCGGGTAGACAAAGAAAATTCCACAACTTTTTACAATGGCACAAGATGCTGGGAATGGGCAGGGACGGTTGGCAAAAAGGGCTATGGTGAAATTTGTTTTTACGATAGGGCGGAAAAAGCACACCGCGTATCATATAAACTAACCAAAGGCGACCCTTCTGATTTATTTGTCTGTCATCATTGCGATAATCGAAAATGTGTAAATCCAGACCATTTGTTTTTAGGAACACAACAAGACAATATGGATGATATGGTGAGAAAAGGTAGGGAGAAATATTACATTGGAGAACAAGCCCCAAGCCACAAACTAACAGGAAAACAAGTTGAAGAAATCCGTAAACTATACAATCCCAACAACGTGAGAGGCTGTAGCCTTCAAGGTTTGGCAGATAGATATGGCGTCGTAAAGACGACGATTTGGTACATAGTAAACGGTAAAACTTGGAGAGAATCACATGACTAAGAAATGGAAAATACTCGCAAGACATAAATGGGTAGCAGGCGCAACCATTACAGAGAGTATGTTGATTGACCCTGATCTTGGCTTTCGCCGCTTTACTGCAACTATTCGCGGATGGAATAACTGGCACATCTGGCAAGGCGAAACGTATCATCAAGAAATGAAGCCAAGAGTTGATGAGATTGTCCGCCGTATCAAGGAAATCAGAGAGCGCATTGACAGCAAAGATGAATCTGTATTTGCCGAAAAAGGTGCTTGGTAACATTAGAGCACCCTGTCGCGATGGATTACATGAATCGTTATTGCGTTGCTGCCCACATCATCCCATTGCAGCGTATTCGCACCTACGGAAAGGTCGAGCCACTCGCTACGGTCGGTTGACAAAGTAACATTGACCCTGCTCCCGTCCGAGAGATACGCGTCCTTCGTCTCGCAATCGATCGTCACCACATCGTTCAAAATGCACGGCACAGCGCACTTGATATACTCGCCGCTTGTATTGTTGGTGAGAGTAGCATCAAAGTAATATGCGGCGGCTTCAGCCCCGACCGCAATTGTGGGTAGGTTGGAACTCGAAAAGGTTATAGTCACTGTGTCGATTTGGACAAGCGCCATTTCGCTGATTGCAGATGACAGCAGGCCGTCAATCACGAAGCGGATCGCGGAGGGGTAGGGGGTGGCTAGTGATGTGGTCGTAGGACCAAAACTCTGCCACGTATAAGTCACAGTTGGAACAGCCTGGTTGTCGGCGGTAAACCATACGGCATTTGTTTGCAGATATTGCAGCCCGGCAATCGCGGGCCAGCTTCCAGACGCGTACTTATCACCAGAAAACAAAACAGTCGTGATCGTGGCGGGGTGTGAAAATATCCAATCAAGCGTTCCTGTCTCGTTCTGGACCTGAAAGTCTGCCGAGCCAATCAGCGCCAGCCCAAGCGACGTGGATGGGTCAGCAAAGGTATTATCCGGCGCGGTGTAGACATAAGATAACCCGGTGCGGGATGATAAGACCTCCCCCTTCCACATGCCCGTCCGGGCGCTGTCCGCATCGTAAAAGTTTGTGAACACCCAGGCCCCGTTTGTGGAGGCGAGCGAGAATATCGGCTTGTTATCATTGTCCACGTCTGGAGCAGTCAATGTACTATCCCCGTATAAAATCCAGATGTCATGCTCGATCCAGCGTACCGTTTTCGGTTGCGTGTGCGCCGCGATGGTTGTATCTTTTTTGGTACGTGTTACGCCTGTCAGTTGATAGGTTACCAGATTGACGCCCGTGAAGGTAAACGCCTCCGAATCAATCAGCACAACCTTATTAACCGCCGCCGCCATCGCGTGCAGGAATTCCAGGTTGGCCTTTGTCTTTGCAAACGTAATGGTGGTGATCGCCCCGGAGCCTGCGATAGATGTGTTGGTCGTCCCTTCCCGGCGCGGCCCCAGGTTCAGGTTGACCCAACATTTTGTATTTGCCGTGTCCATGTCCTGAAGCCATCTATCTACAAATATCCCATCCACGAGCACCAGGAAATCATCCCCGTCTGCCTGCATCTTGGCGGTTGTGAGCGTTGCCGTATCCAGCCCGCCGGATGTAATATCCAGCGGGGCAATGTAGGATATATCCATATTGTTATAGATCGGTATCCAGCGCCGGTAAGATAATCCGCCCGTTTTCGCGCTAGTGGGGGTCAGGGTCAGCTTCGGCCCAATCTTGCGGTTGCCTGCGTTGGTGATCGCCTGCGTCTGCCCGGTTGCTGTTACATTCCAGGTTGTGTCCGTCGCCGTGACGAGTTTCCAGTATGGATACTCGATCTGGAATAAGACCATGAATGAGTTTTTATTTGTCCCCTCATTCCGCACATCGCGCACAAAGCCGGTCACGTACCACTGCGTTCCGCTTGCTCCATTTTCCGCAATTAGGTTGTGGCGGGTGTTATCCTCAAAGTTGAAATACTGCTTGAGTAATTCCCGGTTTGTGTCAATGTCCTGCCCCGCCGCAATCCGCACTCGGATTATAAGAGATTGTGGGTCTGCCACTATTCCCGCAACATACGGGTAGTTATCCGCACGCGGAACGGTAACAACATTACCATGTATATTCACTTTCGAGCCGGGCGGGAAATCGGAATAGAACGGCGAGCCGTTATTGATGCTAATCCCGTTCCATGTCAGCAAAAGAAGATTCATACTCCGCCTAACTGCCCGCTGGTCGCTGCGATGAACGGGTTGGGATAAATGCAGTCATAGGCGATTTCACTCCACGAACCGACATTGATCGTCGCGCCCGCGAAGTATTGATTGACAACCGTTCCCGTTCCGCCGCCTGTACCACCGCCGGTACTGCCAGTCCCGCTGCCCGTCATGCCGCCTACATACCCTCCCCAACCACCTGGACTACCGGAACCTGTAGAAGTGCCGGTATATGCGCCCTGGAGTAATTCGGCCAGCGTCAAATCAGTCGTGATGACTTGCCATATATTTTGGAGTGTAAGAGCACTGAGCAGTGCGCCTATCTTCTCCCCCACCCAATCCACGAAACCATTCCACATAAAGGCCATTCCATCCCATAGACCCTGGACGATATCTTTGCCGATCTCCATGAACACAGTCGATCGACTGGAAATGCCGAGCCATTTCTTTATAGGGTCAATGATTTTCTCATGTACCCACGCGTTGGCATCCCATGACCAGTCGAAATCCACTACTTTTTGCCAGCCATCTTTGATGGCCTGCCCGATTTGTATCCAGGCATCTTTGCCGACTATGAAATCTACAATGCCAACCCAGGCCTCAACAAGTTTATCCATGATTGGGTCAACCAAATATGTTTGTAATGTATACCCAACATCCACTCCCTCCATCGCGCCCTGCCATGCTTCGCTGATTGCGTTTTTCAAAGCAATACCCATTGGCCCCCAGTCGACCTGATTGACAATAATATCCAATCCCGCAAAAGTAAGTCGTATTACCTCAGCGACCACATCAGCAAGAGTATCAATAACTCCCGCCCAATTCGCCCCTGCAATAGCAGTAGTGAGCGTGTCAACTAATTCTTGTATCTTGGTAGGCACATCAAGATTAGTCCAAATCTCAGAAAATAGATTGTGAATTGCCGTTCCCCAGCCTTCCGTCTCTCCTGTCTCTATAAAACTCTGAATGGCTGTAATAACATCCTCAAGTGGAGTACCTTCCCATACGATAGCCAGGTCAGCCAGCCCTTTCTTGAACGCCTCCAGCGGTTCAAGTCCTAAATTCAATCCGCCCTGCATGACAATCAGGGCATATCCAATGTCATGCAATATAGGCGATAAATTCTCAAGATCAAGCATCGCCGCGCCGAGTGCGGACAAAAAAGGTATATCGCCCTCTGATCTCAATAGATCATTGAATCTTTCAAAGAAGCCAATTACTCCTTGAATAACAGGGTTGGTATCGGCAAATTCCATTAACTTCGTAAGCAAATCACCAAGCACAGCCAGGACAGGCCCTCCTATTATTTCCTTCATTTCATCCAGTTTATTTTTGGCAATCTCCACTTGGCCCGCGAATGTCTGTCCCATTGCCTCAGCCAATCCGCCGACCTGCTGTTCCACTTCTGTCAGGATGATATTTTGCGCGGCGGCCACGTTACCCGTTTCCACGAAATTCTTTATCATTTCCTTTTGAGCGTCAGTGAAGGTGACGCCCGCACGCGTCAGTGAGCCGAGCATATTCAAGGGATCATTCAAGGCCTTGCCTAATTGCATGGCGGCGGAATCGACGCTCCCGAATATCTCCGCCATGTCGAGCATCGCCGGGACGGTTCGCTCAAAAGTTTCCCCGCTGATATTGCGAAACGTCAAAAGCAGGGACGCTCCAGCTAGGATAGTCTCATCGGAGAAACGCGTTATCCCCTGGAGCGAACCCGCCATACTTTGTAATTGCTCGGATGTCAATCCAGCCGCTCCCTCTGTCGCTCTCAAGATACCTTCCAGTCGTGCGATAGCCTGCTCGCTCTCGCTGGCTGATACCACAAATTGATTGCCGAACTCAACGATATTATTAAATGCACCGGCAAGCAAATCGAAACCGGCCTTGATACCAGTGACGATATTACCAAGATTGGAAAGAGCGCCGCCGATGTTCCCAAACATCCCCGACGTTTCATCTTTGCCTTGTATAACGATTTCAACAATCGCCACGTATCACTCCTGAAAATGCTGGTTTACCTGCGTTCGTTCCCGTTCTATCTTCGCATTCAATTCATTGATATATAAAGTGAGCCTTAATTGCCATACATACCGCCGCCAGCGCGACGGTTTTTCGCCTGTGATTTTCCAGGGTAATTGATGCAAAGCGAACGCTAACGCTACAACGTCGAACCATCCGGGGAGGTCTGCGGGGTCAGGGAATTGACTTCTGAAGTAGAGTTCAATTGACCCCCTTTCGCGTTTGGGATGGTAGATTCCACAAGTGCTTCGCTAAATTTGTTGATAGCATCCGTCGCTTCATCCCGACTCAATTCATCAAATATTTCATACGCTTCGTCTTGCGGAATGTACTGATTATTTTCGTCAGCCATGAAGCGGCAGGATAGAATCTGGATTTGTTCCAGAAACTCGTCGGTAATACCTTCGCCTTGTTCTTTCAAGCGCCTGAATTTTTGCACCTTTTTTACATCTTTCCACTTCAGGCGCTTCCCTATTGTTTTTGCGTCGAACAAAAACTTAATGTGTATATCCTCAGACATTACAAACTACTTTCTGCCCGTAGGCGTGTGGTATAATCGTTCTTGTCTAGGTGCTTGCGGTTCTGCTTCTTTTTGTTTCTCATGTCAGCCCTTTGCCCGCGCACCTAGACAGTGAAGCGGATTTGCGAAGGGCTGGCTCCTTTAAGAGGACAAAATGATTTGTAAAATCTGCGGCATTAATCCAGCGCCGAAGCCTAAATACTATGGACTTTGCGCCAATTGCCGATCCAAGAAGTACGATTTTTCCAAAGGCAAAACGTGTATGTATTGCGGCGTAAAAATCACCAACAAGATAGTTCATCACATAAACCTAAACAAATCTGATAATCGAAACTGTAATCTTTTGATTTGCACAAATAGTTATCACCGTTGGCTTCATCACCACATGGCTGTTGTATGGGTCAAAGAACACCCAGAACTCAAGGCACCGTACTAAGCTCCACCGCGACCACTACGGACCCGGCGGCGGCGGCAGTAGTGTCATAGGCTGACACAAATTTACCCGTCACAATATCATTGCCATTGGCTTCCCCGATCTTCGAGAAACTCTCCCAATAGCCGGGGAGATTGATCTTCAGGGTGGGAACGCTGTATGTCGTGCCGGGAGTGGCGAACGCCGTTAAACCTTCGACTTTGACTTGCAGTAGGACGGGGGTTTGGGCGCGCCACAAGACTTTCTGCGCGGCGGCGATTGCATCATGCTCGAATTCCAGGTCACAGGTAACTACATAATCCGTGCCTTGCGTGAACGAAAAGTCAAGACGCCCGTCCGCCGTATCCTTCGCTTCGATCCCCGATGCGAACTTGAAATTGACGCCGCGCACCGTGTTGGACTTGATCGTTGTTCCAATTGTGCCGCCGATTGCATCCTGGTAGATTTTCGTCAACCCGAAATTCATGTTATTGACGGCTAACAAGGACAGCCCAGCCGAAAATGCGCCCAGGGCAGGGGCGCGCCCCTGGATGTTTGCCTGTAGCTGATATGCGGTGCGCCCATTGCCGGATAGCGTCCAGTCCTTGACGAAACAATACGCCATGCGTTCGACTTCGTTATCATCTCCGCTCTCGATGGAATAAGTCTTGATCGCGTTGCCTGCGGTAGTGGGGAACGCATAGGTATAGATATAATCCGTCCCTGCGCCATCCTGAGAACCGGCAACGGTTTTTACACTCATTTCCAGGATATGCAGGAGACTTTCAAATGTCGCGGGGGTTTGACTGATTGCCAGCGTTCCGCCCTTCATCGGAACATTCGTGCGGGTCGTGCCGCTGATGATTCCGATGTCCTCACTGACACGTTGCACCTGGATATTGTCCAGGATCGTCCCGATGCCGCGAAAAACAAACGTCGCGGATGAGGTTGTCCCGGCTGTTGCCTCCCTGTAAAATTGTAACTTTCTCAAACTTCTACGACCAGCCATTATTTACCTTCCTTTGCCGCTATTACCTTTTTTTGTTCGGCTGTTGGTTTCTTGTAGAGGCCGCTCGCAAGTATCCCGGCCTCATCTATTCCAATTTCCTTCCAGAGTTCCGCACGCTCGGCGAAATCTTCGTCCGTCAGGTCGCGGGCGGGTACGTGTATGATCGCGTCTCCCTGGCCTATGTAATGTAATTTAATTGCCATGTTCACCTGCCTCTTGGTTTTCTTTTTCCAGTTCTACCAGTATTAATTTCTGAGCGCCTACAGTGTCACCTGCTTCATATAGTCTTTGAATTTCTTCGGTGTTTTCTATCGGCGGCGAAGCTACAACACGATGAAATTTCAAAGCGCCTTTCAGATATTCTTCATACATCTTAGCCAAATCAGGGATTGTCATAATCCTACTCTCCGCGCCACCATCGTGATCTCATCTTCGATTGCCTTCGGAAGTTTTGCTACTTCTTCCTCCTGCACGTCGCGCAGCAGATTCCAGCGCCCTTCGTGCATCCAGGCTTGTTCCAGGCCGTAGGCGTTGCCCACGACATATTTTGTGTATGGCGTGTCGTTGCGCGTGGTATAGCCGTTCGTGTTCGGTATAATCATCCAACCACCGCCGAGCCTGCCTGTGCGGATATATGTCTGCGCCGGTCGCTCAGGCGGGTAAATCTTCATCCGGCGGACAATTGCCTGTGATGTCTGGTAGATTTGCAAGCGCCCGACTTTTGGGATCTCCGCCGACAAATCTTGCAAACCGCGCCGCACAATATCGGCGTTGTTGATCTGGATGGATAACTGCGTCATAGATTTATCTTCTGCTTCACGTTCTCAAGCATTGCCCGGTAACCTACGCAATCCACGCTTGAATAAATATATACGGGCAGGAATTCCCAGCGCAAAATTCCAAAGGTGTCAATAGACGCATCGAAGAAGCGACTGGTAGTCGTGATCTCGGTCAGAAGCGCCGCGTCAACCAGGTCTACAATCGGCAAAAGCGCGGCGATGTTCAATGCGAGATTGGTGTGCGGCGTCAGGATGTCAACAGCAATCGTAGCAAGGTGCTGCATCGTCCCGGTTTCGCTGATCTCAGTCATTGATGTCATAAGGTATGTCAATGCGAAAATCCGTTCGTTGATGTTTTCCTGCGGCGTCGCGGGCGCGGCTCCGATGCCCGCCACCGCCGCCACTACCTCCGCGACTTCCGTTACCGCTGTGGTGTAGTCCTGCGTCATTGTGATAAAATCCTATTGGTGGTGGTGTAAGAGACAGCATAGCGACGCGTAAGAAGATGCAGGTAAAAATCCTGCCCACCAAAAGAGACGCCTTCGGGTGTCTCTTTTTTCACGTAATCCTCACATAAGGACACAGGAGTTTTTCTACATCAGGATCAAGCGCTGGAATGGTTAGAGTGATCGTGCCAACGCTGGACGCCCCGGCCTGTCCAAGCGCCGTGTTGAAGCGTTTGTATTCGCGATTGCTTTGCAGGATACAGGCCAGTACAACGGTTTTCGGGACTGCCGCCCAGCCGAACGAAGCAGTGACTTTCACGCCCTTTTTTGTGCCGGGGAATGAGTAATCGCCTTCGGGCGTGGTCTCTATCATCTGGTAAGGCCAGCCATCCAGTGTCGCGTTGAACGATGTCAAGTCGTAGTCTGTCGTTGCCCAGGTGGTTTCATATGTTCGGTCGCCGTCCTCATCCGTTACGAGCGTCAGCCCGCTTGAGGTCGAGATGTCATCTACAAAGACAAGATCGCCTTCGTCCGCGGTGTAATATCTTGTTTCGGATGCTGAGAAAAAGCGCCGGGCGCATTTGTTGTCTATCAAGCGCGAGACGGCTTCGATGATGGTTTCCAAAATCTCATCATGGGTTGTGTTCGAGAAGTTCAGCACGTCAGACGATTTCACCTGCGCGAGCGTACAGTAGCCGTTTGTCAGCCCCGTTCCTGCGGTCGTGTTCGTGGATGTTGGCGCGGCGGTCAGGCCGGTACACGTGCCGTTGGCAATGGCGATATTCAGCGTGTCATCATTGGCGACCGCGACATGCTTCGTCAGGACTACATTTGCGCCAGAGCCTGAGACCAAAAACAACGCCGCCACATCTACATCGAAGGCAAGCGCCGTGCGTATCAACCCACCAACGATGGAGGCGGTATCTGCTGACGTGACGGCGACAGAAACGGCCTTCGGCGTGTTTGCCATGCCGAGCGCGGTTATAGTGACGGTAGCGTTCCCCGTCCCGGTGACTGTTCCGACGACGGTTGAAGTTTCCACTTGCTTGATGGTCATGCAAGCTCCATAATCATCTGCTGTTGTGCCTCTGCAATGCGCTTCTCTGCAATAGCGAAATACTTAGGCGAAATCTCAATGCCTGTAAAATCACAACCTAATTGCGCCGCAGCTACGCCCGTGCTACCAGACCCCATAAACGGGTCAAGGATAGTTTTGGCCTTCGCAATCTCAATACACCACTTCATAAGCGAAATCGGTTTCTGTGTTGGATGTAAGCCATTCTCTTTCATCATGGCGGCTCTGGAATAAGTAAAAATCCTCACCGCCTTATCTTGGCTGCTCCAAGCGAGCTCGCCATCCGCAAGACTAAAATCCCGCTGCCCCTTATCCCACATCAGCCACTGTTGCGACGGCGGCAAACAATCCGAAAAGTAATTACCGCCCCAAATAATTACAACCTTTCCAATTCTCAGCAACTGGTCAAAATGCTCTCTTGTTGGTCGCCACTTATCCCAATCACCATCGGGACGGAAATCGCGCCAGCCGTTCTTAGGATTGCGCCCCCCGCCGTTTATGTAGTTGATTCCATACGGCGGGTCAGTAATCACAGCATCCACGCTCTTATCAGCCAGCGTTGGCAATATCTCAAGGCAGTCGCCCAGTCGTAAGTCAATCGTCATTCCGCCACCGCCTCCGGCTCTCCTGTGTTATGAAAATCGCTCACGCTATCCCAGGCGATAAAATCTGCGCTGGATGTGGGAATATCGCCAGCTACATGACCTGCTATACAGGAGCGGTCTACAAACGCTTCATACCCGGCTTGCCGCGCGTACTCGTAGAAGCGACGATCTTCCCCGCCGCCCGAAGTCTCGTTGTCGCAGGCGAACCACAGGCCGTCTCCCTGGTCGGGAACTTTTGCGCGGATGTCCTCAAGCACAGTCCGGTGTATTAGCGTGCAGGCGGTTGCGGTGAAGCCGACAGAGACAAGCGCATCGTCCGGGCAGGGGTCTATTAGGAACGGCCCGAACTTGATCCACTCTTTGTGGTCGTAGAACCAATCACGCGTATCATTGATCCGCATCACATAATGGCCCTCATCGCCGTCGTAGGACTTCCAAATCTGCGGGACGACCGGGTTATGTCTCATGAACACTAGCGCCGATATGAGAGGCTTATCCCAGGACAAAAGGCGCGTAAGTGTTTCAGGGACAAATACAACATCGTGGTGAGTGCTGAACATCCATTCGGCGTCGGTTGCGAGAAACTCCCGCACAATATCGTTCCAGATGACGCGAACCGATCCCGCGCCGCTCTGTCTAAATGTCCGCTTTGCGCCCTCGGGCAACAGCAGGTTTACCCACGAGTGGACGCACGACCACGGAGGCGGCGCGCCAGATGAGGGAACCCAGTGGAATATGTGCAAAACAAAACGCTTTCCGGGGGAGGCAATTGCTCGCCTCCCCCTTATCAGTTGTTAGACGGTTACGACTTCGACGCTGGATGCTGTTGGCGGACGATTGATGCCGTTGTACAGTTCCACCACGCATGAATGCGGGACGGCTGTCGAGAGCAGTGATCCACCGGAGACAAGCAACCAGGGCGTGCCCGCCGAAATAGGCACATCCACTTCTAGCGTGACCGAGGTGCTCGATAGCACGCCGGAGGTCACAGCGGCCAGGGATGCACTGGCAATAGCGGCGTAAGTTGCGCCGGATGTGGACGCCTGCCAGGGGCCAATACCCGCCGAAAGTGCGGCGGTTGTGGCAGCGCCATTGCCGAAATTGAAGATGAAGTGCGCGCGGGAGTATCCGGTCGCGTCGACCTTTGTTCCGACCAGCGCACCAACTTGTCCGCCGCTGGCTGCTACTGCAACCATCGACTTCTGAATATCAGGGTTTTTATTGCGTGACATGTTATCACCTCTTAGCTGGCCTTGTTGGTCAGGTAATAGAATGCTTCGCTTTGAAGCACTCCGCCACCGCGGAAGATCGACGCAAAGATGCCGATCTGCCCGGTCGCCATGTACAGGTACGGATTGCGCTGTACGACCATGCCCGGCTTCTCGACTACCGCGTAGTAGGAGAAGTTGCCGAACACAATACACTTTGCCGATGCTGTGGTATATGGTTCAAGGTCGTCGTCGATGACGGCCTTGTAGCCGAAAAAGTCGCCATCCTGCGGGGTCTGCACGTAAGCAAACGGGACCGCGGACGTTCCACCGCTGCCCTTGAGATACCACTTGGTCACATTCGCCATGAGCATGGCGGACTCGCTTGGGACGTTGTACCCGCCGCCGAGATAGCCGATGAGCGCGGAGAGTTCCGAAGGCAGAATGATGTCGGTCGTGGCGGTCGTATTTGCAACCGTCGCGCCGGTCACGATACCCTCAGGCTGTGCCGTGCCTGTACCTGTGGTGAAGATGGTGTTCTCGGTGTTGGCAACTGCGCGCCCAAGAGCATTGGTAAACCAGGCTTCCCAGTTCGTGCCGTTGTACATCAAGAATTCTTCGTTCATCTTGGTCAATTTGGTGTACTTGTACAGGATGAGGTCTTTCTGTGATACGGTTCCCTCATTCTCATCGTACGTGCCAGCCTCAGCCGTCAAAATAAAATCGGTCAGGCTGGTATTCTCACGCGGGACCAACAGATGATCGGAAGGGGTCGTCAGGAACGTGCAAGGGACTTGCCGCGCCCATGACATGATATCGCGCTTGGCGATGATCTGGTTGTACAAGGGATCGGGAACCAGGAACCCACCGCTTGCTCCGGTCGTGATGTTCCAGGCGGCCTTGCCTGCCTTGATGTTGTCGAAAGACGAATCAGGTCGGAGCAGCCCTTGATTTTCCTGCCCGGTCTTGAGCCAGGACTTGAATGCGCCGATGCCATCGTTGTCATCATCGGTCGGCTCAGTGGGGTGGTAGAAAGTCTGCGGCCCGTGCTCTTTCAACTCCTCAACGGCCTTTTTGTACCCGGCGTCCTCTGCGGCCTTCAGTTCTGCCGCCCTCTGCGCTTCCGCCTGGGATTTCGCTTCGCGCTCTGCAAGCGCGTCAGCGACCGCCTTATCTACGGCGGATTTGATTTCTAACTCTTCCATGATGTTCTCCCTTTGTTTGGTAACAGGTTGATTGGTTTGTTTGTTTTGGTTTGGTTGGTTATCCTCCTCAACGGGCAACGCCGCATGAGAAGTTAGTAACGATTTAATTGGCAGTATCTGATTGGTCTTGCGGAACTCTGCCGGATGCGGGGTAAGCGACGCGTCCAGACCTAAGCGCCAGCGCGTGACTTCCCACACGCCGTTCTTGATTGCTTTGCGGTCTACAAGATGCGATGCAGTTCCAGACGACCAGGCTAATTTCCCCGCAAGCCCCAGCTCCGCGATTGTCTTTTCGTACTCATTACGCGCTTCGATCACCACCTCGGCAAACACTCCAACGTCATCAATGGCGAGTGTCGCTTTATTGGATAGCGGCTCTGTGTATTTCACTTCAATGTTGTTATGTTTCTTGACGCGGATCGGTAAACGGTGGTTAAACCATGTATCGGATTGTTTGGCGTCGCCGAAGTCGGTATTTTTCGTGAAGTAATCGCCTTCCAGGTCTGGATTTTTTGAATCCCCGAAGCGGATCAGATAACCCCCTAATTTGACCGCGCCGCCGTCCAATGACGTGGCTTTGACCGCATCGCCGGGGTAGATATATTCCTCATCCAGCGATTTACCCTCCATCATAGGAATTTCACCCCCTGGCTTTTCACACTCAGCGCCGTTTTCCACCATGATGTCATGCACGGTCTGGAACGCCTCTGTTTCTTTGCGCGTGTGCCGCGCGCCGATTTTCAGGAAGTGCTTGACCGCATCTTCCACAGACATCCCATAGAACGACTTCTTCTCCCCCCATATGCTCATGCAAGCGGCGGCGGCTTCGTCCTGTTCTTTCCCCTCTTCCAGCATGGCAGGCATACAAGCCCCCATCCACTTATCTTTATCGTCGTATTCCGATACGTTCGGCATTTATCCCTCTGCGTATTAAACGCAAAAACCGGCTGCTCTCCTTCTCTTTCGAGAAAAGAACAACCGGCTCAAAGTCTAACGGTTAGTTATTGGCTGTGCGCTTCTGTTACACAGTAGGGCGCGTCGCCTGGGCATTCCTGCCTGCAAACATTATAGACGATTTGTTCTATTTATGCAAGGTCTTACTCCAACACTCTTTGCATTCGCGGCGGTGCCTGTCCAGCGCCCGCCAACGGTGACGGTCGTACAAGCCCCAAGCGACGGCGCAAAGGTGGATAAGTGTCACAATGTTAGCACAATTATTCTGTTTCATGTTATAATATCTACGTCACACGCGGCGGGTTATTTTTTCGCCACAAAGAGCCGTCTCTTTCCCAAACTCGCGCGTGTGACAACAAGCGAAAAAACAGGAAGGAGGCGGCTCTTTGTGAAGGTGTCCTATGGATTACAACAAATATATTGCGTCTAAAGAGTGGGACGAAAAACGTAAAGCCAGGAAGAAACTAGACGGGTATCGTTGCCGCCTGTGTGATGAGGACGGGACACACTATCAATTGGAGGTACACCATCGTCCATCTGCTTATGCAAAAATTCCAAACGAATCAATCGAAGATGATCTAATAACGGTTTGCTCCCGTTGCCATAACCTCATTACGGACGTAATCCGTGAAGATAGATATGGACGACTGGAACACGAACCCACAACGATAACGACCAACATTCAAATAAGACAGGAGATATATCATGGCTTGGAAAACACTAACATACAAACTGAACTCATCCGCCCCGCTGATAATGCACAACGGGCAGACGGCAGACCCAACAAACAAGTGGTCGAAGTTAATCAAACAGATTTCATCCAAACGCGCAAAGACAGACGCGGATCATGAGGAAATGGCGCGCCTTGAATTTATGGCGGGCTTGTATCTTGATGAGTCTGGCCCCGTCCTGCCCGCGTACATGATCGAAGCAACAATCTTGGGAGGCGCTAAGAAATCCAAAGAGGGGCAGACTTCAAAGTCTGGTTATTTTTGTCTGGAACATGCGCCGCTTGAATATGCTGGACCGCGTACAGCTAATGAATTATGGGATGATGAGCAATTCCGTTTTAGTTCTATTGTTCGCGTACAGACTTCCCGTGTTTCACGGATGCGTCCCATCTTTCGAGAATGGTCTGCCATAGTTACTCTTAATGTGGAAGATACACTAGTCAATCCCGCACAGGTTGACAGATGGCTTAATGCCTCTGGCTCTCAGGTTGGTTTAGGTGACTGGCGTCCGCAGTATGGACGCTTTACTTCCGAACGCGTGAATGGTCACAAGTAAGGCCCGGCTGGGCGTGGCGTGGTATGGTGCGGTAGGTTCTGGTTTGGCACGGCTTGGTTAGGCGGGGTGAGGTACGGTAGGGAGCAGAGAGATTACTTATCTAGCAATCTCTCTGTTTTTTCTGCATCTACTGGCACGTAACAAGGCATTGGGTCTTTGCCATTCTCGACAACTATTTCTGACTTTGAGTTATTATCCTTGATAATCTTTTTTGCCAATTCAAGCATCGTGATCGGCGTAATGCCTCCGATGTCGTAGCATTCGCCGCGCTCGCCATGCAGTAACACAGCCCACATTCGCCGCGCCATATCTTCGCCGCTCATATATGTTCTAATAGTATTTCCATCCCCAAATATTCTCAGTGGCTCGCCTTTTCTTGCCGCATTTTCAAATGCTACTATCGCGTGATCTGCTGATAGCCTTTCCCCATGAAATGCAAACAACCGACAAACGACCACATCGACGCCGCTATCCAGGCACTCTTTTTCCCAATCGAGTTTATTCTGCCTGTACTCGGTATCATTCTCATCGTGATAGACAATACCGCTCGAAGCATACAGCACGCGGATACCGAATGGCTGTGCATATTCCAGAACCTCATACGGCGAGATATTCGCCAGATGCACGATGTAATCCCAGGTCATCCATTTCCAGTGCCGGAGTTCGTAGTCGCTTTTGCCGATGTAACTGATACGTAAATCAGGCGGGGCGGTTTGCCGCATCCAAAAGCCACAGAAGCCTGTACCGCCTACGACTAAAACTTTATCCATTATCAGTTCCATCTCCACGGCTCACGTATTCGTTTTACAAATTCAATCTCAATCGTTGCACCTCTTGATATTTTCCTCCATGACCTGTTGATTTTATGCCTGAACCATTGCCACCAAAGCCAATTGAACAAACGACGCAAAAGCGATGGATGGTACGGCTTTACTTCCATGCCTTTTACGAACGATGTCAGGTCTGTCAATTCGTCAGATGATCGAATCTCAAATTTCGTGATCTTGTTTGTTTTAGCCATTGTAAAAACTCCGAATGGTTTCCGCTTGGTACTCTCTCATTTCCTCATTGATCCCTGGAAAGACGCCGACCCAAATCGCTTTTTCATGAATGATATTGGCGCCATCTAAATTACCAATGACGCGATGCTCTATGTTCTTATACGCGGATTGTCTCAGCAGATTGCCGCCCATTGCGGGCCTATTCCCGACTCCACGCTCATCCAGATACCGCGCCAATTTGTTACGGTGTTCTGTAACAAAAGCAAAGCCGAACCATGAAGGGTTGCTCCCCGGCGAAGCCTGGACGATCTCAATCGGTAAATCCTTCAAGTTATTATACAAATATGTCCAGTTCTCGCGCCGCTTTTCGATAAACCCTTCAAGCCTATCCAGTTGCGCCACACCTACGGCGGCTTGGAAATCGCTTGCCTTGAGATTCCACCCGATACGCGAGTACATATATTTATGATCTATTTCATAGTCAAATCGTTTCCCGCAGGTATTATCCTTTCCTGGCTCACAGAAGCAGTCCCGCCCCCAATCCCGGTAACTCTCGATAATCTTCCTCAGCCGCGGGCTATCAGTCAGTACCATGCCACCTTCGCCGGTGGTGATGTGATGCGCCGGGTAAAATGAGACGGTAGACATTATGCCGCGACGACCAACCATCTGCCCGTTGATCGTGCTCCCTACCGCGTCGCAGCAATCTTCGATGATAGGTATTCCATAGCTCGACAAATAAGTCAGGTCTACGGGGTTTCCAAGCGCATGCGCCATAATAATGGCTTTTACATTGTCGGGAGAATATTCCCAGCCGTCCGCGCAGTTCAGCGTCTTTGGGTCACTGTCCACAAACACCGGCACTAAGCCAAGCTGAATGATGCAATTGACCGTCGTGGGGAAGTTCACCGCCGTGGTGATGACCTCCGAGCCTTTCGGAAGCTCTAGAGCAGATAATGCCAGTAAATTTGCACTCGAACCGCTATTACACAGGATCGCCTCACGCGCACCCATGAATCGAGCGAAGCCGCGCTCGAAGCGGTTCGTCCAAATGAATCCGCCGTAACTCTGCGAGTTCGCGACTTCTATCACGTTATCCGCTTCTTCCTTTCCAGTCACTTGCCCCGAAATAGGGACTTTCATATATACCGTTACCTTTATCAAGTAACAGGTATACAACGATACACTGAGATTGATACATATTAGTTTTGTTACCAGCGACAGCGCGCTAGGCGAAAATACAACAGGTTACTTTTGAGGGCGCTTTATCATCACGGAATAAAACACTGCCATTTCCACGATATACAGTAAAACCGTCGCGGCAATATCCATTCCTGATGTAATGCCCAAAGTATAGTGCATGTAACTGCCAACAACCAGGGGCAGGAAAATCATCAAAATCAAAACTATTGTTAGTGCCATTTCAAAACCTTTCTTGTCTCCAGCGACAGCGCGCAAGGCGACAATTGAATATACTTATTATTTAATCTTCTTGAATGTTACTGCACTATAGGAGGCGTCTGGAAAGCGTTGCATCACATTACTCCAACATTCGATAACACCGTATCCCGGTTTACAGACAGCGTACTCCACCGTAATTGTCTCTCCAGACGTCAGCGTCATTTCGTAGGTATGTTTACTGCCTCCACAAGCAGTCAGTAATAATACCAGCACTAAAATCAGGAAGATAGTCTTTTTCATTTTTTCAAACCTTTCCGAAGTGTGGCGGTTACCCGTCCCACTCCATAATCTCTCTCAATTCATTCTCAGGTAGATATGGATACATATTCTCCATGTCATCTGTCCTGATCGGATTACCACTTGCCATCACGCGCGGCAACTGCTGCCATTCGGGGTCAACAAACACTTCCACGACCATCGGCGCAATCCCGAAGCATCGGGCGAAGTTCGGCAAATCCCGCCCATGCAAGGGCATGTAACAGAGGCGATATGCCTCCGCAATTGCTTCTATGCTGGGGAGCGTCAGCCCTGTGGCAGGGTTGGCACCCGTCACGCGCCCGAAGCGCGCAAGCTGTCCCACGCGGATGGAGTTATAGCCGCCGTTATTCATCACGAAAAAGATAATCGGCAGGCGCAGCCTGCGTATCGTCTCCAGTTCCTGCGCGTTCATCGCAAAGCCGCCGTCGCCCGTCACGCAGATAGTGCGCCGCCCGGATGCCAGCGCAGAGCCGAGAGCCATCGGAATATCAGCGCCCATTGCGCCGATTGTGCAGACGTTGGAGATACGCTGCCCCGCTCGGACTTTATACGCCTGGAAGAACACAGTCGGGGCGTTGCCCGATGAGCCGATAGCGAACACGTCATCCGACTGGCTGTGGTCATGCAGGAGTCGCGTGAACGTGAACGGGTCTACGAAATGATCGCCGCCTCCGTCTCCCGTCTCCTGTCTCCCGTCCAGTTCAGGCCGGAAGCGGGTGTAGAGCGCCTTGCACCAGTTGAGCCAGTCGCGATGAGGCGGTTCAAAGGCCGGAAGAAAATCAATGTCATCTCTACAATCAAGGGTCTGCGTAACGTGGTAACGCTTCGGGAACTTCTGTGCCTCTGCGGGGTCTATATCATAAATATATATCTCCGCATTCGGCGCGAAGCGGTCATAATCATAGGCGACTTGTTCACCGTCCAGCCGTGCGCCGAAGCAATAGAGATGGGTGGCTTTTTGCTGAATTATGCAAGATGCGCGCTGGCCGAAGATTCCAGGTCTGCCGCAATAGACGGGGGAATCTTCTGACAGTAGATCAGCCGCCATCCAAGTTGTAATGCACGGCACTTGTAAAGAAGTAAGGTGATTTATAAGCGCCGGGTTATTGCGGATGCCGTTGCCGATGAGGATGACTGGCTTATACATCGGCGGCCTGTATGTCTTGCGGGATGTCGAGCCACACGGGGCCGGGACGCCCTTCTTTTGCTATCTCAATCATCCCGTCCAGTACTTCTAATATTCCCGCACTCACGCTCGGCTGATGCGCTATCTTGACTATCGGCCTCACCATTTCTATTGTCGGCCCCTCCTGTGTCCCGCGTGATCGCATATCATCAAGCGCTAGCCACTTCCGCATGACTTGGCCGCTTATCACCAACAGGGCGATACTGTCTACCCATGCAGCAAGTACAGGCGTGAGAATATTAGTGACCCCAGGACCCGACGTGACCAACGCCACGCCGAATCCGTGATACTGTGCATACCCGACCGCCGCGTAGCCGCAGCCCTGCTCATGTAGGCAGCACACGGCGCGCAATCCCGACGCGCCAAGCGCATCCACCAGCGGCCCGGAGCCGCCGCCAGGAAGGTAGAATACAACTTCAGTTTCTTGTTTCAGCCTTTCCCAAATTATTTGTGATACGTTCATGTTTCAATGATCGGGTTTTCTATACCCGCCTTCCTGATATTTTCGATCAGCCGTTGCCGCTGTCCCTGCGCCATTATCAGGATCGGCGCGGCGTTGGTAGGTCGTTCCTGTACCGGCTTGCCGTTGTAGGTCTGCCCGCGGTACGCGGGATCGTTATCAATATAGTCAAGTATATTGAGTTCCACCTGTGCTAGCAGATGCCATGTAATATCTCCCATGCCCCAGACGTTGAGCGGCAAGCCCGCAAGCGTTTTGAGCCTATCCACGCGGGCGGATATGTTATCCGTGATGTGTTTCGCTGACTCCCGCGCCACGTCCAGCCGCCTGAATTGCAATTGATACGCGGGCGCGTTCTCAAGTTCGTACTTCCGCACGCCTGCCTGCGTAGGCAGGTCAACCAATTCGAAGCCGTGATGGTATCCCAAATTGAGATAATCCCGCAACGTGAAATGATTTAGGTGCTTGGTATTGAAGTCCAATATCGGCATCTTCCACTTTTGAAGCAGGCCCGTCGCGTCTGGTCCGTCCATGATGAGCAAGCCATCAGGCGCGAGCGCATCGTCTATCCGTTCCATCGTCTTAGGCAAATCGTAGACATGCTCGATGACGTGGGAGGCATAGATAAGGTCACATTGCTGGGGCAGGGGATCGCCTGCACCCACGCAGACGGCGTTCGTATATCCCCTGTCCTGCAACATGCCAACGATGATACTTTTGCCATCATCGCCCGCTCCGCCGAAGTCCACGATGACGGCCTCCCGGTTGCGTTCCAGTTCCGCTATCCGTACCGCGTCCATTTTCAGGCGCTCGATATTGGAGGGGTTGTTGACGCCGTAGCCGTAGTATTTGGTGTAGTATTCGTTGAGCATCGCTTGATCAAAATTACCATCTCCGTAAAACATCGAACAGGCGTCACAGGTGTACCAGATAATCTCAGACGGCAGAGGCCAAGAGTCGGGGATGCGGTAGGGCATACGAAATACTTCGGTGCGGGAGAGATGTTCACAGACGGGGCAAGGCCTCATACAACACGCAACCTTTCTGCAAATTCTTCGCGGTATTCGTCAATATTGTCAACGGCTGGCAAAGCTAAAACATAATCACACGTACCACATGCGCGGTTCTCGCTTCGTTTACCCTCAAGGTGCATCAGGCGAAAATCCCGTAAACGTTTCCCGTTCCAAATGTCAATAAGGGATTCTGTGTTTACGTTTCCAAGCTGGTGATAATGGGCAAAGTCATCATTACACACGGATATATCGCCATTGCTGTTTACCGTGAGCATGTACATCGTCAACGGGCAGGCAATCTTGTGCGTTCGCGGCGAGCCATCGAAGCTGTTATCCGTACCCAGCCGCCAGTCTTTCAAATCAGACGTAGACCAGCCGTGTAAACCTTCTATTGCGATGAAGTCGCAGCGATCACTAAAGTCGTCTATGAATTTCTGCTTGTCGGCGTCGCTAAATCCAACATCAGCTATCTTCGTGCTAATCTGTACGCCGGTATCCCGGCTCCGCTGGTACAGATCAAGCACGTTGGCACGATACTCCTCATAATCGATCCGCACGCGGGCGATGTCGTAGAAGCCTTGCGCGTGGACGTGTTGGACTGATACGCCAATCATGTCCAGGCCGCAGGTAACGAGGCGGGCGTTGTAGGAGGGGGAGAGTTTTGATCCATTAGTTTTCAACCAGATGCGTTCAACTGTATCAGCGTCGCGAAGGTATCGCACCATCTCACAGAAACGGGGATGAAGCAAACTCTCACCATCTTTGTAAACATTGCACTGCCGGATGCGATTAGGGAACGCCCGCAGATCATCCACGACTTTGACCCATAAACCCCAATCCATCAGCGTGTTCTTTCTGCCTATCTTGCGGAGTAGGTCAGTGTCACCCGTAGGACAATATCGGCAGCGATATTGGCATAAATTTGTCGGCTCCAAAAAGAGCGTCCAGGGTGTTGATAATGGCACAACGTCTATAAGACGGTCAGTTCTTTTCCCACGCAAATCCTTAGCCTGGATTATCTTAGCCATCACTCCCGCTTTCTTCATAGGTGGCAATGTTGCCATTGATGTTATAACGAGCCTGTAGAACATCACCCCTCTTCAATATTGGCCCCCAATCATCCCACCCAATAATGGGGAGTACGTCGCTCTCGTCTATCAATAAATTTATGTCTTGTGCGAAAGGCACTATCACATAGGCAACGCCTTCTGAAACATCCACCTTTGCGCCGTCAGCGGGGCCGCCAATAAGTGAAACCGTTTTAGCCATTCTTCGCCAGCCATCCCCCATCAATCACGATGGTTTGACCGTACACAAACTCACTTTGAATTAAGTACATCAGCGCCCCAGCGATCTCCTCCGGCCTTCCGAATCTGCCCGCGGGCGTTATGCTTTCCAGCAGTTCCCGCCTCTGCAAATCAATGTACTCCGCCGTCATCTGCGTATCCATGAGACCGGGCGCGATTGCATTAACTCTTATCAGCGGTGCAAGCTCTATTGCCATCGCCCGCGTGAGGCCGAGCAGACCATGTTTCGCGGCGACATAGCCGGATATGTTGCGCGCTCCCTGGAAGGCGGACGTGGACAGGATATTGATGATGTGTCCGCCGCCGTGGGTAAGCATGTGCCGGGCGGCCTGCTGGGATAGGTCAAATGGGGCGGTGAGAATCAGATCGAGTTGATATTGCCACTCAGACAGCCAGTAAGCCGTCACAGGTGCATGATGTTGATAGCCCGCGTTATTGACGAGAATATCCAGCCCGCCTAGTTCTCTCTCGACCTTATCAACGATGTGTTCCCGATCTTGTTCATTCGATAAGTCCGCTTTGATGAACATGTCACAATCCGCCCTTGTCCTTGCCACAACCGCGACGGTATGCCCCGCGTCCTTCAGCGCACAGACACACGCCGCGCCGATGCCGCGTGAGCCGCCGGTGACAAGGGCAATCACTCGTCCGTGCTTTCTAGCAGTTCCAGCCGCTCGGCGGGTAGTTCGATGTCATAGAAACTTGGAACATATACGCTTACTATTCCTTTACGCCCCGTTCTGAGTGTTCCACATCTTGAACACCAGTAAACAGAAGCAAAGATTTTATCCATAGTGTTTCCACAGTGACGACATTTGAAAACCAGGTTCATATTCAGGTCAATATCATTTCGGGCTATATCATTTCGGGCTATCATCTTTTTCCTTTCTACTCGATTCAATTATAGTCCGCATGTTCGAATTTTAAAAGTCTCAAATCGTAAACTCGTTTCCATCTTTGTCTGTTATCGAGCAATCGCAGTTATATCCGTTGCAATCCATACCTGCCCCCGGCTTGCGTGGGATGTAATTATTGTCAATGAGCCAGCTTATTCGATGCCTCTTACCGTCCAGGCTGATGCACGTGGCGCAATGCTTCTCGGTTGCGCCCAAATGCCATGTTACCAACTGGTTTCTTGACCCGCGCAACACCGCCTCATTATAGAAACCATCAAGACCACTTGCCCATCCATTCGCTCTCCCCAGCGCCTCCGCTGTGGCGTTTACGCCTGCCTGTGCAGACAGGTCGCCTTTCCGTAGCTCCCGCAGATTCTCAAAGAGTTGATCCACGAAACTAAGCTGCGCGTCCAGTTCCGCCCGCGCCCAAGCAGCCGTCTCCGCGTCAAGCGGCAATTCCGCACCAGCGTCTGTATAGCCCACGTCCGCCGTCTCGACATATGCCTTCGAGATAGCCGCAGCCATCAACGCCTTGTATATCGTGATGTAGCCTGAGCCGGTTAGATAATCGTATATCGCATCGTGGATCTCGCCGCTCATCTCGGCGCGGATAGAGGTGTAATCGCCGGATGCTTTCAGCGCCGCGAGTGTGGCTACGGAGAGGTGCGGGAGGACTTCCGGCACTAGCCGCACAGCCGCACGCAGGGAGGCGAGTAGGATGGTTTTATTCATCCATCACCTCAAGGACGTACCAGGCGAGTAATTCGTCCTCATCGTCTATCTCCGGCGGACGGCGGCGCACAGGCGCGTGCATGAGAAGCCAGCCAGCATTATCCGCCGCTGCTTCCGCCCCGTTGTAGGGGATTGCCGCGTCGTAGTTGATAGCGTCATCGTAGTCGGTGATCGCCATTATCCCTCAGGCTTCGGCAGCGGCACGACGCCGGAGGCGATGACCAGCCGGTAGTCGCCTGTATCCTGGCTCTGCTTCCAGCGCGGCTCAAATGCGATGTTGAAGCCGGTACGCTGACAGAGTTCGCGATATTCTTTCGCGAACTCCTCAGCCGTGTACTTGTGCGGCGTCACCGCCGGGGCGGGGGTGGTGTTTCCTTTTGCCATTATCTACCTTTCTACAAACTAAAACTGGAGCGCATCCGGTCAATGTTTGCGCGTGTATTTGCGTCTGCTGCGATTGCGCTGCCATTCATCAGATTGTTGTATTTCGCGGCGGTCGTGAAAAATGCGAGTGCCTCCGCCACTGTGAACCCTGCTTCTGCGGGAATGTCAGCAGAAACAATTGGGTCTGCTCCACCTGCGTTCCAGCCCTGATTGACCAGGACCGACCCCGCATCTTTGATTGCCGCGTCAAGGATCGCCATCATGTTCGCGATGTTCTGTGCCCGCTGAAGAAACGTATATTTTTGTGCTGAATCTGCCATGTCAAAACTCCTTATGCAAATAGATTTACGCCCGTTGCAGAACCGAGTCTTGCTTCCAATTCCGCTACTCGTGTTTGCAAGTTGGCGATAACTGATAGAACCGTGTTGCCCTCATCCTGGGTAACGAACCCATAAGGCGCAACATTGGTCAAGTTCTGGATTGCGTAATCCGGCGTCGGGGCTGTGAACGTGATGGTCGTCAGTTGTGTAGTGAGTGCCGCACCGCGCACAACCGTGGTCCCGCCGTAAAATGCCAGCCGCGCCGCCGTCCCGCTGGCTTCTATCTCCATCCCCAAGCGCGCCGCCGTGTCGTAGGCTGAGAGAGACAGTTTGGCTTTGCGTGTGGCGTTGGTTGCATCAATCCATGAGGTTGAGATAATTCCTTGAGGCTGGGAAGTGTTGTTGGTGGCTGTCTCTGCATACCATGACAGCCCAACACCAAACCCTGCCGAACCACCTGTTGATGCCGTTGAAACAATTGCCTGTATTCGTTCAACTTCTAGTACCGCGTTTGTCGTTGTGGTCGAATCGATAATATGCAATTTTGCAGAAGCAGAAGTACTACCAATCCCAACGCTCCCGGCAATTATCATACCGCTTGCTGGAGCAGCAGCAGATCGATAAGATGCATCCGAACCTATGGATACCCCTCCACCAATATATAACTGCGAACCTGGCTGAGTTGCAGAAATGCTTGAGTCGCCAATAACAACTTTTGAGCCGCCAGTTTTGCCAAGATTCAAAGCTCCATACGCTAAGTTGTCGCCCCTCACAACGTCCCATAATGGCGCTCCAGTTGAGATTACTAATCTGTTAAAATATCCAGTGGACAATCCCAAATAATCAACATCTCCAAACCATAACTGCTTATTAGCTAGGGCGTTATATCCCAATGCCACAACACAACCAGTCCCGGTGTCCACACCCCCAATAGACATACCTGTGAAAATAAATCCGTCCGTCGTTGCTTTTTGTGTGAGCGTAAGACTGGTTGTTGGTACGCCATTGATACCAACTCTTGCGTTTGTAGTGTCCACAATAAAGACATTATCTTTTACCCCATCCTGCTCCGCTAGCAAGGCCAAAGTAGAATTAACATTTATTTTTTGAATGGCGGTAAACACATTCGCCGTCGCCAGCAGCGCCGCCGTCCCTGTCGCCGGAACAGTCAGCGTGAAGCCTCCCAGCGCAACCGTTCCCCCGCCTGTGATGGTTGTATTCGATGCGTTGGTTATCGTGCCTGTGTTCGCGACACCAGTCCCGCCGTTGGCTGCCGAGAGGGGCAGGGTAAGCGCGGCCTGTCCGCCAATCGTAGCCAGAACCGCCGTCCCGTTTGCATCGTCCAAGATCGTGCGTGCGAAGGCAGACAGCCCCGTTTCTGCCCACGTATCCAGCGCCGTTGTATAAAGCATCTTGTCGGCGGCTGTGCCGAGCAGGGCGATGCTGGTCAGGGTTGCGTCAAGCGGCTGTCTGTTGGCGACCTTGTAATCCAACGACGCCGTGACCGCCGAGCTATCTACCCCGACCTTCGCTTCAAGCGCCTCCACCGCGTCGTTGATGCTGGCGTGCTGGGTCGAGTGTAGGACGGCGGGCGTAGAGAGATTGTCCGCCGGGGTCGGGTTGGTAAAGTCATCGAGTGTTGTTGGGAATGTGGTCGGCATTTACTTACTCTCTATCTCTGTGATCTTGCCGTCCGCACCGCGCTTGATGGTCGCCTTTCGCGGCTTCCGCTCCTCTTTCTGGATAACAACATCGGACGGCTGGACCGTGATATTATTCTCTACCGGAGTTGGCTGGACCGTGTTAGTCACACTTACTGCCACCTCCGACGGATGGATGACGGGCGCAAATGCTACCTCCGACGGATGGATGATTGGCGCGAATGTCACGTTCGGCGGGGGTAGGGGATTCGCAACCGCCTGCTTCATTGCCGCCAGATTTTCCGTCATTGCCTTGACCGCTGCAATCGTTTCTTTGCTGGTCATATCCACGTTAGCAGGATTTGTAATGTTGATAATCATTTCATCTCTCCCATGTGCGACTGTCGGCTCCACATTCGCGGCGACAATCGCCCGCTCGATGGTCAGCGCCAGCGCCTTGATCGCTTCGGTATTATCGGGTACAGGCTGATACACCGGCGCGGGCGTGGTCGTCTCGCCGATTACAAATGCCGCCGCAATATCTCCCTCATTCTTTGCGTCCGCCAGTCTGAGGCGGATCGGAGCGGCAATGGTCTCGCGCAAGTGTTTGCACTCCCAATCCACCGCCGTGCCTTTGCCTTTCGCGTGCCACTGCCGCGCCCGGTCGTACCATAACGCCAAATCCTTGATTTCATCGGCGGTAAGGTCAAAAGACTTCTTCGGCTCCTGCTCCTCTTCCGACTCCGCCACGACCGGCTCGCCTTGCTCCGCGACCGGCGGCTTCGTCTGCTCCGCCACGTTTTGCCGCGCTTCCTCTTTCGCCGAGATAAGTTTCTCCAATTGCTCCTGTTGTGCCTTGTCAAGATCGTAGCCGAGTATTGACATCCCCAACTGCGCCACCTCCGGGTTATCTGCAATGGAAGATACAAGAGAGCCGAGCGACTCTGCCCGTTTACTTTCATCCTCCTGGAATATCTCAAGCGCCTCCAGGTTGAAGCGCATCTTGTAGCCGTAGGGCTTGAATAACTGGTCGGTGAATGTTTCCTCAATTGTCTGCTTGATGCCGACAAAGCGGGAGGCGGTGTACCACTGTTTACGCAGCGCGTCGAATTCGCTGGCGAAGGCGTTGTCGGACATGAACAGGGCGGTCGGGATGCCGAAACTATCCGAGACAGATTCCTTTGCGTCCCGGCGCAGTTCGATATATGATTGCTTGAGTTCATCCATCCCAGCGCCGACGCGGATAAGAGATAGCGCATCCGCGTTGACGATCTTTGCCAGCACGTTGAAGCCACCGCGCAACAAGCGGTCGAAGAAGCCCTCCGCCTTTTCCCGCTCCCCCTGGTTCACCATCCCTTTCGCGCCGAGCAGGGTTATCGGAACGAAACCACGCTCGCCATACATCCGCATGGTGTTTTTCATGTTCCAGATGACCTGCGCGTCCAACGTTGCATTGCCGAGCGGGTGATTTTCGGCGGGACCAATCTCCACATCGCTATCTGGCAGCCAGAAATAAATGATCTTGTTCGGATATACCTTCTCCGCCTTGCCCCGTTGCGCCGTACGCTCGAACCACTGCAAGCCGTTTATGTCGATATAGGGCTGGATCGTTCCCGGCGCACAGTATTGCAAGTTAACGATCATTTTGGTGGTGCGCCATGGAATGAGATACGCCGCGCCGCCGCATAGTGATGAGGCGATCAGGTAGATGATCTTCTGCGGGTTCGGCAGCCCGCCCAGGTTGTTTTTCCAGTTCGCCGACGTATCGAAAATATCGTCGTTCTTATCGAGTATGTCGAACGGCAGGGACGAGATCGCCACGGCGGTCATATCTACCGCGTGTGCCAGGTCAGGGACAAACTTTTTTAGCGACGTGACGTTACCCGTCTGCCCAGTCCTGGACGCCTCAAGGAACCCCTCAATGCCTCCCCAGGGAGAAAAATCAAATCCAGATTTATAGGGGTTTGGACTTGCAAAAATGAATGGTGAATTCGTCATTTGTCCTCTTTAGCTAACCAGCCATGTATCGATCATGTCGCCCTCGTGCGCGTACCTGCCAGCGGCTATCAGATGGTCGTTCTTCTCGACCGGCTTACGTATTGCGTTGCCGTTAGCATCTTCCTGCCAGTGAAAAGTAGAAATCTCGTTCTTTGCGTTGACGCATTTCGCATCAATGATGATCTCTTGCTGTTGCAGCCATTGGATACCGAATAATACGCTATCCTTGCCCTTGACCGCCGCAAGCGCCGAAACGCCATACTGCTGTAATTCGGCGATGGATTTCGGCTCGGCGCTATCACAGACTACGTAATCCGAGCCGATCCTGTTCTTTACTTCCACGGCCAGCAGGTCATTTGTAAGCCCGCGCTCGTACAACTCATCGAAGATATAAATGCGTTTGTGCTTCGCGTCATAGTGAGACACCCACAGGGCGGCGGGGTCTGCTGAGAAGCCGAAATCCAGGCCGTTGCGGTGGTTGGTGAATTGCGCCTGCATCCCGGACAAATCCTCTACCCGCCAGTTGGTGAAGATGACATAGCCGAGAATGCCCCAGTTGCCTTCTGAATATACGTCAAAATAATACTTATCCTTCTCGTTTTCCAAGCCCCTAACATCTTCCCTGGTAAGAAACCTATTGTCTCGGTATGTAGTTTTTAGAATGTATAAATCGGGCGACTTATATTCTTTCTGGTCGTCAGTCCACCCAATCATTGAGAAGTAATCCGCATAGATAAAATGTGATTGTAGAATTGGATTAAATGACAGCATCAGCCTCTTAGGTGTTTTCTCGCTCCCCCCGCGCTGACGCTTCAAAAGTTGTTTGATGATTGACGAACGTTCTATTTCTGTTGCCTCTTCAATGCGAACATCAGTGAATACACCTTTAGCCGGGGTCAGGCTTTTTAGCTTCTCAACATCATCTAAACCTGCAAATATTATCTGGTATCCGTTTACACAAGTCACTGTCCCGTCTGTTTTATTTATAGAGAACAAATCAGACAAACCCCAATCCCTAATAACTTTTGTTATCTCTTGCACAACTGAGCCGCGAAGCGTACGCGCCACCTGCCTGCAAACAAGGAAATTACGTCCGCCCTTCATAATGTCCCTGATGTCACGTTGCGCCAAAAAAACAGACTTTCCAGACGACGCACCGCCATAGTAAATTTGTATTCGCGCCATTTCGTTTAAACACGGAATATAGGCATCATTAAACACGGCGGGGTCTATATCTACATTAATCATTGTCATTCTATTTCTTTTTCCACGTCCAATGTTTACCTAATGTATTTGTATTGCCTTTCATTGCATTAGCTATGCCTTGTTTATTCTTGTCTGAAAGCGGCTTGCCTTTTAGTGCGGCTGAAATCTTTTGTTTCGCCTTCGCTGTGTGCGCTCCTTTAGAAACACCAGTATGAGATACAGAGATTTTCCGCTTAGTTTCTTCGGATGGTCGCCATCCATTTGCCTTGTGAGACATGGACATTTTCTGCCGAGTTTCAATTGTGTGCCTCTCACCAAGGTTGGCAATAGCAAGTTTCAGCCTAGTCGCCAATGAGCGCGGCGTTCCAGCCTTGCTGCCAGCCGTCACACAGACGTTGTATTCAGGATTACAGGAATCTAGATAATCCTGTTCGTAAATCAAAAGGTCGGTGCGTAAACAGGCAACAAGTATTACAAAATCGAAGTTTTTAGCCCCGTATTTATTCCAAGCGCGTTGCAGATGTATGCTGTGATGTTTCCCCGCGTTAAGTAATGAGATGTGTTTTTTCCATCGGCTTTCAATATTCCACGACGAGCCTACGTATCTTTTGCCGTCTGCTTTGTTTACAATGGCATAAACCCCACTTGTCTTGTGTGTTAAAATGTTCATATCAGCACTCCTATGCTGGTCACGCCCTCGGATGTCCAACCATCGCGGGGGCATTTCCTGAATATTTGTTCTATTATAGCACGTGACGTTATTCATCAATACCTTTGACTGTGACAGTAATTGTCAGCGGCGCGCCAAGTGGCCCGCCGATTTCAACATTATCCCCATACCCGCGCTTTTTGCCGCGCTTGGACAGTAGCCATTTGGCGTCGCCAGCATCAACCGGCTTCTGCGTCTGCTCCTGTTCCTTTACGGCATAGGCGATATTCTTGACCAGCACGCTTTCTGCCATGTCAAGCGGTAACTCGCACTCCGCATCATAGGC